GGTCACGATCCCGTCCGACGCCTCGCTTTCGATGACGGTGAATCGCTGCCATGCCTGCATGGCACCGGCAGCGGGGCTGTCGTGCGCCGTTGACAGCGAATGCTTCGGCGGAAGTTGCGTTACAACGACGCAAGTGCCCTGCGGACTCTGCGAGCTCTCAGGACCGATCGCGAATCTCCATGCAGGGATTGGCCAAATCGACAGTCAACGGTGCTTTGCCAATCCCGCCACGCGCTGCACCTCGGACAGCTTCTGCGCGAGTGGCGATCGCTGTGCCTGGTACTTTTCCGCGCCGGTGCCGTTCTCGGCTGGCGGCGTGCCAGCGTGTGTGACGGTCAACATCGAGCCGCCGTTGATTGGATCAGCGGACCTCAACACCGCAGACGCGACGCTGACGGGCAGCATCACGGCGCGTGTCTATAACGGCCTCACCGTCAGCGCGCCCTGTCCGCAATGCGTGGGGGACGTTGCTGGAAACGACGGCGTGCAGGGTGGGACATGCAGCGGCGGTGCACGCGACACGCTCGCCTGCGACACGCAAGGTACGCATCCGAACAGCTGGTTCGGCTCGGTGTCCTTGGATTGTCCACCGCTCGCGAACGCGCTCATCGCGACGATGCGCATGCCGATGACGCTCGCGACCCACGATCAGACGCGCACGCTGTCGACGGCCAATCCCTTGTGTACCGATCCCTCCAGCCTGAATTACGGGACGGCACGATGTTTTTGCAGTACCTGTGCGAGCGCGGCGAGAGAACCGTGCGCGACCAACGCGGACTGTACGAGTGGAACTATCTGCGGCGGCCTCCGGTGTCTCAGCGGTGCGAATGCTGGTGCGTCGTGCCCAACGGCGGGAGCAACGTCGATGTGTCCCACGTCAGCCTGTGGCATACCGGGAGCGGAGACCAGGCCGAATCAGTGCAGCGATAACATCTGCACGCCATCCGGGAGCGATCGCTGTATCAGTGGTGCCAACGCTGGCACTCTATGCGTCGTCAGCTCCGAGTGCCCCGGCGGGGCATGCGCCACCCCGACGGGCACGTGCCTCGCCGGGCCGTTCGAGACCTTCTGCGGCCCGACGGCGACCTTCGCGTCCTGTACGATCGACAGCGAGTGCGATCCGTACGGCGAGACATGCAGCGCCTCTGCGTTTCGTTCGTGCTATCCCGACAACGGCGTGACGGCGCTGCAGTGCTTCGGCGGCAGCAATCCCAATGCGAGCTGCACCGCGCAGTCCGAGTGCCCGGGCGGCTTCTGCGGAGGCAGCACGGTCACGGCGGACGGCTCCCACGGCCCGGCGGCGCCGCTTGTTGCCGTGCGCTTTGGGACGATTTTCTGCGTGGCGCCGACGGCGTCGGCGTCGATCAACAGCACGGCCGGTCTGCCGGGCATTGGCCGGATCACGATGGACGGGTTGATGCGGGGGCTGCCGGCGGTGCCGGGGAACCTCACCGGCGGCGGCCAATCGAGCAACGGGCGATTCTAGCTTCTTGACAAGGGGGCCACCGCACGTAAGGTGACGTCAACATCGCGCCAATGATCGGGCCGTCTCGCCCTCTGGCCATGCTCGGGAACCGTCGCCGGTACCTGACGGGGAAGAGGGCGAGACGATGCACACGATCACGAGTGAGCTTCCGAGCGGCTGGATAGTCAGCCGACCCACGCACGGCACGCCGTACCTCGAGGGCCCCGTGGGCAAACGCCTTGCGATTCCCTCGGGCGGCGAAGGCGACGATCCGCCAGCGCCTGCACCAGTGCCGCCTTCACCGGCGCCAGGGGATCCACCTCCACCGGGATCGCCAGCACCATTCTCCGCCGCGGATCAGGAACGCCTGAACGCGAAGGCAAAGGACATCAAGCTCGAGCTCGAGAAGAAGTACGACGGCAAGCTCGCCGCTTCCGAGGGGCGCCTCAAGAAAGCCGAGGATGAGAACGCTCGGCTCCGCAGCGAATTCGAGCCGATCAAGTCGGTCATCGAGAAGCTGACCAAGCCCCAGGGCCCCGATGGGGACCCAGACGATCCCTTCAAGACGGTGGCGCGCATCGACGAGGTGCCCGAGGAGTACGCCAAGAACGAGCTCGCGGCCGCCCTATGGCGACGCATGAGCCGGGAAGGCTACTCGCACAATCAGAAGGTCAGCACACTCGAGAAGCAAGTAGCTGATCAGGCCAAGAGCACTGAGCAGCTGACGACAGAGATCAAGGCCGAACGCGAGAAACGCGAGGCCGCTGAGACACGGGCGATCATGACCTCGAAGCGCAACGTGCTTCTAGGCGCGTTGACGAAGCTCGGCGTGATCAATCCCGCCTACCATCTCCCCGTCTACGAGTCGCGGCTCGAATACGACGCGGAGAGCGACACCTTCCGGTACCGGACTCGGGAAGGTGAGCTAACCACCGACATCGACGCGGCGCTGAAGGCGGAGTTTCCCGCCGACTTCGTGAAGCCGCTGTCGCCGAATGGTGGGTCCGGGGCGCAGGGAGCACGGGGAACGGTGCCCGCCGAGCCGCGCGACCGCAAGGTCCAACGACTCGAGGGTGAGCTCAAGGCGGTCGACGACCGCGTTGCGCGGCAGGGACATGCCCAACCCCGAGACGCAGCAGAACGACTGCGGCTGGAACGTCAGCTGAACGAAGCCAAACGGGCGAGTCAACCGAGCGCCTGACGGGGGATGAATGCTGCATCACGCGCCCACCCCGACGCGGGGCATGACGGATAGCCTTCACGGACCGCCGCCCTAAAACGCAGGGGGAACCAAGCAATGCCATTCACGGGACTCGCACAATACACCAACGGCGTGATGGCGGAGACGGCAGAAGACGTCTCCGGCACCGTCACGATGATCTCGCGGTACGAGACACCGTTCCTCGATCTCGTCGGCGACTCGATGGACGCCGCGACGAGCACACTCCACGAATTCCTCGAGGACGAGCTCGGCCCGAACCTCATCACGAGCAGCACCAACGTCGCCTCCAACGCGACGGGTACGGACACGATCACCATCACGGGCGGGCAGGCCGCCTACCTCCAAGTCGGGATGATCCTCGAAGCGCCCGACGCCTCCATCAATGTCGCCGATACCGTCCCGGAGCAGTTCCAGATCACGGCGATCAGCGGCAACGACATCACCATCAGCCGGGCGTTTGCCGCCACGAGCGCTAGCTCCTTCGCGTCCGGACAAGAGATCGTCGTGATCTCCGATGCCGCGCTCGAAGGTGCCGACGTCGTGATCGACACCAGCAAGACCCGGAGCCGCCTCAACAACATCGTCCAGACGTTCAAGAAGGACATCATCATCTCGGACATCGCCGAAGCGACACGCAAGCTCGGCGGGATCGTGTCCGAGAAGGACTACCAGCTCGGGAAGAAGCTGAAGGAAGCACTCCGCGATCTCGAGAAGGCAGCGATTCGCGGCCGCATCTCCGGCAGCACCATGGCGAGTTCGAGTGTCGTGCGCACCATGCGCGGCCTCATCCAGTGGATCTCCACCAACAACATCTCGGCGCCCTCAAGTGCGGGCTCACCGATCGGCGATTTCGAGGCCGAGCTCGGGAACATGGTCGAGAAGGCTTGGAAGTTCGGCGGCACGGACTGCGATGCCATCATCTGCGGCTCGCAGGTGAAGAAGCGAATCGATCAGCTCAACTCGAGCCGCGCCCGCAGCGTGCCCGATGATCGGGTGTTCACCAACCGGGTCGACATCTACGACGGCACGTACGGCACCTATCGGATTCAGTTGAATCCGTGGATGCCGGGCAATCGTGCCGTGATGATCGCCTCGGGACGTATCGCCATGGCTCCGCTCACGGCGTCCTCGTTCCACTACGAAGACGTCGCGAGGACCGGCATGGCGCAGAAGGGCTTCGTCGCAGGGACCTACACGATGGAGCTCCGGAACGAAAAGGGCATGGCCCAGACGCGCTGGTCGCAGTTGGCCCAGCTCAACACGCCGTAATCCGTCGGCGTCGCAAGGGAGTCATTTACGGTGAGTGTGCGGGGAGAGGCCCAAAAGCAACGCGGGGGGGGTCCTGCGGAGCGTGCAGATGCACATCCGCAGGACTCTCGTGGCATCGAGATGGCACACGAGATGGCGCTGCAGGCTCGCTTACGGTTGGCCGCCGAGCAGCTCTCTCGGACGCGCGTCGACATCGACAACACGAATCCGAATCGCATCCCGATCAAGTTCTGGACGAAGAACCGCTGGTCCGAGGAGATCCAGATTGTCTGGCGGGACTTAACTGCCCTGCTTGCCGAGTTAGCCACCCGTGAGCACACCGCCTGAGCTCACCCTCGATGCGACGTGGGGTGGCTCCACTGCCAACTGCTACATCACGCACGCCGACGATACGACGACCGACCCGCTGACGCCGGGAGCCGACTCGCTCGTCCGTTTCCACATCCAGGACGTCGCGGCATGGGAGGTCGCGGGTATCGAGCAACGGCAACGTGCGCTGCTCGAGGCGACACGGCTGATCGATGCGCAGAATTGGCTCGGATCGAAGATCTTCATCGAGCAGCTCCTCGAATTCCCCCGTGCACAGAGCCTCGGCTGGAGCGAGTCGGTGAGAACTGATCCGGCATACCTTACTTGGCTCGAGACCGACGTGTACCTCCGCCAGCAGCGGCTACACGTCCGCAAGGCCGTCTGTATTCAGGCAGCCTATCTCCTCAGTCGTCCTTTCGATCGCTCGCGTGACGAGCAGTACCGAGGCATTCGTGGCTCCTCGAGTGGGACGCGGCTCTCGCAATCGAGCGGATACGCGGATGTCCACATGGATCTCGCACCAGCGGTCTGGGACGAGCTTGGAAGCTACAAGGGCGCGCGGCGCCTCATCCGCGGGAATGTCTCGGGCTGATGGAGGCAACGCGCAAGATCCTGCCGCCGGAGTGGCGCGCCTTTCTTGAGGATACGCTCGTCCATCGGATCCGTCTCGTGCGGGCTGGCGCGACACCGACGCTCGAGGGCAATCCGACCGACGGCGAAGTCGTGGAGAACGTGCCGTGCTACATCACCGTATCCCGGGCGCGCCTCATCACGGCGACCAGTCGCGAGCAACAAGCCAACTGGGCAGTGAACTTGCCTCCAGACTGCGGGGTCAAGATCGACGACCGCCTGGAGCACGGCGTGACCGCACAGGGCGTTCTCATTCTCGAGGGCGGCCGCGTGAATCGTTTCGAGCCCGAAATCGACGCCGACGCGGGCATCGTGCTCTACACCGCGTACATCGTCGACGGGATTTGAGCCGTGGCGGATCGCCCTTTCAACGCCGCGTTCGCCGATCTCGCCAGCCGGCTCGAGATGCGTCGGCGGGCGGTGCTGGCCGCACAGCCTGGCGCCGTGCACGACGCTGCCGAGGCCATCGCCGATCGTGGCCGCGCCAACGTGCCGGTCATCACCGGCAATCTCCAGCGCACGACCAGCGTCGTCGACGACGGAACGACGGATGGCGCGACGTCCGTGCTCGTCGTCGCGGGCGGCCCGACTGCTCCCTACGCCGTCCAGGTGCACGAGCGGCCGCCGAATGAGGATCAGCCGGGCGCCGAGACCACGCCGGAGGGGGCGCGCGGATCGCGATTTCTCTCGCGCGCAGCGCGGTTCAACCACAGCGTGCTGCCTGAGCGAGTCCAGGTTGCGACGCGTGAAGCGTTGAAGGGGTAGGGATGAGCGAATCGTTCAAATTGGACATTGCCTTTTTCTGCCAAGGGATGAGCTTCGACGGCCGGCCGATCGCCGATAAGTCGCTCGGCGGCTCCGAAAGCGCCGCCTGGTTCATGTCGCGCGAGCTCGCGCGGCTAGGGAACCGAGTCACCCTCTACTGCGTGTGTGACAAGCCCGGCACCTACGACAACGTCGAGTACCGCGACGTGCAGACACTCTACGCGACGGCACCACGCCAGCAGTTCGATCTCTTCATCGTCTCGCGAGCCTACCAGGCGCTCGGGCTGCCGCTCCGCGCGAGTCTCCGCTGGCTCTGGTGCCACGACGTCCCGACGGAACCCTCGGCGGAGTTCATCGCGTTCTTCGGCGCATTCTCTGATCAGGTCATGCCCGTCTCGGCGTACCAGGCAGCGCTCATCCGCGCCCTCAAGCCACCCGCGCACCGGCAGCAGGATTGGAACGAGCGTCTCGATCAGATCCTGTGGCCGACACGCAACGGCGTCGACCTGAGCCTGCTCCGCCATCACGCGCAAGGGATCACGCGCAATCCGAAACGGATGATCTACGCCTCGCGACCGGAGCGCGGTCTCGATTTTCTTCTCATGGAGGTGTGGCCGAAGCTCCGCGCGATCGATCCCGCGCTCGAGCTCGTCGTCTGTGGCTACGACTCCTCGAAGATTCCACAAGTGAATCGCGAGCTCGCCGCGTACTACGAGCGACTCGATCAGCTGATGGAGCAGACGGAGGGTGTCACGAACCTCGGCGCGCTCACGAAGGCGGGATTCGCGAAGGCGCTCAAGTCATCGACGCTGATGCTCTATCCGACGCGTTTTCCCGAGGTGGGATTCATCGCCGGTATGGAGGCCATGGCGCTTGGTGTGCCCGTCATCACGACACACGACTTCGCGCTGCCCGAGGCGATTCCCTATGGTGGCATCGACGTCCTGGATCATCGCTTGCCGCACGATCCGCTCTACACGCGGGCCTTCGTCGATCGGACAGTCGAAGTACTGGCGAACGAGTTCGAGCGCGCCCGGCTGATCCGCATGGGCGAGGCGCACGTCGAGGAGCACCACCAATGGAAGGACATCGCGCTCGAGTGGGAAGCGCGGGCGTACGCGCAACTCGAGGAGCGGGTGAGGACGAAAGGGCACCGGATCTGTGAAGGGCTGATCTACAACTCGGCGATCGTCGCGGCACACGAAATGGCGAAGGCGGAGCATTACGAGGATCTCGAGAAGCAGTCCGCCGACTACCTCCTTCATCATCACGAGGATCCCGACGACTACTTCATCAAGGACGCTGCCCAGCGGACTGGGTGGGAGGCCCGCACCGGTCGATGGGCACAGATGGCGCGCCACCTGCCGCCGCCGGGTCCAGGCATGCGTCGCGTCCTCGACGTCGGCTGCGGCGCCGGCGGCCTCATGGGCCACGTGCTCAAGTACCGCGAGGAGGATCTCCACGTTCACGGTGTCGATTTCTCGCCCGCGCTCGTCGGCAACGCGAACGCGTTTCTTGACAAGCAAGGGTGGAGCGAACGCGCGAGCTGTTGGATTGCGGACGCTACAACTGATTTTAATCCAATGGCTGTTCACCGAGGTCATCGCGACTACGATGCGATCTTCGCCGGCGAGATCCTCGAGCACCAACTCGATCCGACTGCGTTCATCGACGGCCTCGAGGCGCGCGTACGAAACGGCGGCCGCGTCATCCTGTCGGTGCCTTCTGGGCCCTGGGAATCGCTGTCCTACGGCACGACGCCATCGCTCGCCACCGTCCGGCATCACATTCAGGATTTCAAGTATCGTGATCTGCGCGAGCTCTTCGGGGCCAAGGAAGACTTGAAGCTCGAGTTCATGCTCCACCAGGTGACGCCACGGAATGAGATCATCGGCTGGTGGGTCGTGAGCTACACGAAGCGCCCGAACCATGCGACGGGCACTCTCAACTATCGTCGTCGTTGGATGACTGAGCGGCCGTTTCAGCGGATCGCCCTCTGCATGATCGTGAAGGACGCGGCGAACGACATCCGGAAGTGCCTGCAGTCGGTGGTCGGCGTCGTCGACGAGATCCACATCTGCGTCGACAAGAACACGACCGACACGACGCGCGACATTCTGAAGGAATTCGCGGGCCAGTACTGGCCGCGGCTCGTCATCTCAGAGCATCCCGGTATCGGCGTCGGCGAGGGGGAGATCGGCTTCGGCGAGGCGCGCAACCTCTCCCTCGAAGGTGTGGATGCAGAGTGGGTGCTGACGCTTGACGCTGATGAGCGTATGAGCAAAGCCCTGTTCCTCCGTCGCTACCTCGAATCGTCGTTCTTCAACGGCTACTCCATCCCGCAGAATCAGCTCGTGATTGATCAGGCGCGCAAGGTCGAGCCGGAGTACCCGGTTCGGCTCTTCCGCGCCGATCGCGGCTACCGGTGGTGGGGCAAGCTGCACGAAGATCCCGGCGTCGAGCTGAACGTCAACATCGAGCCCGTCTACCGACTCCACGAATCACAGATCGCGCACTACGGCTACGAGGACGAGGAGATCCGCCGCGCGAAGGCGGTGCGGCGCAACTTGCCACTCTTGAATCAGGATCGCCGTGAGCATCCCGAGCGCCTGAAGGGCCCGTTCCTCGTCATGCGGGACTATCTCAATCTCGCCATGTGGCGAGCGGAGCGGAATAGCGGCGAGCTCGACGGAAAGGCGCTCGCCCACATTCGGAACGGCTGCATGCTCTACTTGGAGCGCTACGCGGACGCGAAGGCGCCCTGGCACGACGATGCGTTCCGGATCTACCAGGACGCGCTCCGCTGGCTCGCCAGCAAGGGCCTCGAGGTGCAGCCGGGATGGGCACTGCCGTTTGAGATGGCCTGGGTGGCCGAGTACAGCCGCAGCCCGCTCGGGCTCGGACGGGTGGAGCGGGAGCCCGAACGGCGCTGGTTCGCCCACCGCGGCGAGGTGAAAGATTACATGGCGCGAGCCGGCATCCTCATGTACGAACGACTCGATCCTCTCGCCGGGGTACGGCAGCGGCATACGGTCTTGCCCGATGCGACGGCGACATCGGTAGCGACCGGGCAGGCGAACGGCGCCGCGCTTTTTGCGCTGGGCAGCTCCAGAATACCAGCAGGAGAGGAGTGTCCCGGCGATGCTCTCGCGGGAGCAGCTGCTCAGGCGAGCGATTAGGGAGATCATTCAACTCTCTGATCAGAGCTTCTTCGGGACCGTCGAGATCACATGGCAGGACGGCTACCCGATTATGTTGCACACACGCCAGTCACGGAAGCTCGCCAACGAGCACGACCTCCATCCCTGTCCGTCGCCACGGATCGACGAGATCCTGGTCGGGCAGAACCGGTGATCGACCGTGTCGGCCGCACCCACGGGTCCACAAAGCCGTATCCGTCCCTGGCTCTTTGGTCAGGAGATGATCGCCTATCTCGAGAGTCACGGGATGGGCACGCAACGTCGCTCGCTCTTCTTCGATCGCCTGCCAGCGACGCCCGCAGTCGCGACGCTCTACGTGAGCGACTCGATTCCCATCGATTCCCGCGATCCGGCATCGCATCCGAGCTTCCGCATCTTGCTCCGCGACACCGTTGTCAGCAGTGCCGCACATCGCGCCTCGCTGGCGATGGAGCTGCTGCACCATCAAACGATCCCGCTGCCCAGTTACGACACGTTCGTGACCGCGAATCACGAGCCCGGACACTACTACAACGCCAACGAACAGCCGGTGTTTTTCATCGGCTTCTCGACATTCGGCATGGTGCGGCGCGCGTGAGCGCTCACGACGCGCCCTAGAGGAGGACTACCTTCATGAGCAACACAATCGTAAACGCCATCCAGCCAGAGGAAGTGACGATGGCGCTGGAGCATCTGCTGTACGCGCCGGCTGGGACCGCCTGGACTCCCACAGTGCGGATCGACGTCGGGTCGCCGCCGGCGGGCTTCAGCCACATGGGAGCCGTTGCCGACGATTCGCCATCGATCAGCGTGACGAAGGACTTCTTCCGGCTGACGGGCGGCATCCCATCGGTCCTGCAGTACCAGGCCGTCACGACACTCGCCGGGGAGTTCGGTGTCATGCTGCACTCCTATTCACCGCTCGCCGCGTATCTCGGTCTCGGCGGCATCCCGCCGTACAACGTCCCGGCGACTGCCGCGCAGGCGTTCTATGCCATCGTCGCGTCGTCGGCCAATTCACGCACGCAGTCGGCGGTCACGTCGAACGCCAACTGGTCCGTGAACGACATGGTCATCTCGGACACCACGGCGGCACTCAACACCACGCTCAACTACGCGTGGATCAGCTCCGTCCCGGACGGCACGTCGATCGTGCTCTCGGGTGAGGGCTGGAAGACACTGCCGACGACGGGGAATCCGATCGTCAAGGTGCTCTACTCCCGCTACGCCCTCGGCACCTCGCAGTCGCCGCGCTTCCATTTGCTCGGCGTCGCCGACTTCCTGAACGGGGGGCAAGTCATCCACGACATGCCGAACGTCCAGGCGAAGGGCCAGTGGACAGAAACGCTGCGCGCCGGAGGCATCATCGACGTCTCCTGCACGTTCGATCTCTTCGGCTACACGATCACGAGCCCGCATTCGAGCGGGGGAGAGATCGTCGTCGGGGAGCGCGTCCTCTTCAACGGCATCCGTCTGCAGTAAGGCGACGCAGTCAATCACCCGCGGGCCGGTGCAACTCCGGTCCGCGGCCCACCCCCACGCGCCATGTCGCGCTCGCCCACCTTTCCGGTCGAACCGGTCGGAGGAGAGGATTGTATGCAGAGCGCAGCAGGAGAGAAGCAGCAGCTTACAGACGAGGACCAGGCCAACGGCGTGGACCGCATCACGTTTCCCGCGACGGACACCGTCACGGCCACGATCATGGGCAAGTCGGTGCAGCTCCGGCCGCTCGTGATCAAGCAATCGAAGCGACTGACGGCGCTCTGTGATCCAGCCTTCAAGGCGATTCGGGAACGCGCGAATGATCCGTTGACCGAGACGCTCCCTGAGCTCTTCGCCCCGCTCGTGAAGGCGTACTGCTACATCGCACAGTGCTACGGGCTGAAGGACTGTTCGGAGGACTGGGTCGAGGAGCATCTCCAGGAGCACGAGGTGACGGAGGTCATCGAATTGCAGCTCAGTCAGACACAGAAGAACAGCTCTTTGCAGCTCGGCTTGCGGGGACTCTTGGCGTTGTTCGCCGCGGCGACCACGCAAGCCGCCACGGGAGTAGCCGCGCTGCCATCGATCTCGGAGACGCCGGTGTCTACGCCAGCTTCTGTGACGCCTGGCACTGCATCCTCGACGAGCTCCTAAGCCGGCACACATGGGGCCAGCTCATCTACTTCGCGGCCGTCTCGAACGTCCGCGCCGAAGAGGAGCGCGACCGCATGGAAGCCGAGATGCACCGGCCGGCGGGGCGGGCAGCGCCAGCACGTTCGGCGGCGTTAGCAACGGCCCGACAATTAGGCACCGGGAGCGGGGAGATTGTGCGGGAGACGCAGACGATAGGCGGCCAGCGGGCGCGGCGGTCGTGGCGTGACATGACGTCCGAAGAGTACATGCGGATTCCGACGCCGGGGTTTGCTTAGGTGGATCCCGGCGGCAACCCAGCGGTCGTCGATCAGGTAGCGGTCCGCCTCACCCTGAACACCCAGGACTTCGACCGCAACTTCCGCTCGACGATCAAGACCATCGGCGAGATGGCCGCTGTCGCGACGGCGACGGTGGCCTCGCTCGCCGTACTCAACAAGGCCCTTGCGGCGCCGACCGCGACGCTAGCGATGCTGCGGGCGGCCGCTGGGGCCGTCGGTAGCGACCTCAAGGGACTGGCCACCGTCGCGACAGCGAGCTTCACGGCACTCCGCCGGGGTGAGGGTGCCGCCGCCGCCGCCACGACGGCCCTGAGCGGCCTGAAGGGCGTCACGCTGGCCGTGACAGCCGATGTCGGGGCGTTCACCGCCGCCTGGCGGCAGCTGCCCTCGCTCTGGGGCACGACACGCGAAGCAGCGGCCTCTGTCGGTGCGCGATTCCAGGCGCTCAGCACTGTCGCGAAGGGGCTCGGCATCGAGGTAGGCGGGACCGCCAAGAGCCTCGGCCTGATCGGTGTCGCCGCGACGGCGGCGGTGGCGTCGACAGTGGCCCTCGTGCGCGGATGGTCGGCCGGGACACTCTCAATCCGCGGTCTCGCTACGGCGGCCGGTGCCACCGTCCTCTCGTTCGCCGTCCTGAACAAGGCGCTCGCCGATCCTGCCGGCACCCTCCGGGTACTCGGCCTCGCGGCCAGCGCGGTGATGACGGGACTCCGCGGTCTCGGCGCAGCGGCGGTGGCCGCATTCGAGGCTCTTCGCGCCGGCGCTGGTATCTCGAGTGCTGCGAAGACCGCCCTCGGCACGCTGGGGGAAACGGCACGCACTGCCGGTGCTGCGACAAGCGTCTTCGCGACGGAATGGCGCGGACTGCCGGGCGTCCTCGGTGGCGTTAGTGCCGAGAGTGGCAAGGCGGGATTCTCACTGGCGGGCTTGGCTGCCAATACGAAATTGGCTGGCGTCGCGAGTAAGGAACTCTACCTCATTCTCGCGACCTTCGTGCTGTCTTCCGTCGCGAGACTCGCGAATACGATTACGACGAAGCTCGCACCCGACATGGCGGGACTCGCAACGAACTTCGGGCGGACGTCGACGGCGATGCTCGACTTTCAGGGTAAGATCGTCCAGATCGCGACCGCCATCCAGGCGGGACAGAATCGCGCCTTCGGGCCCTTCCGCGATTTCCTCCTTGGCTTGGTGCCGGCCATCGGCCCGGGCACGAGCGCACTGATCGCCGCGACCGCGCAGGTCGGTGCCTACGGCAGCGTCGTCTTTAGTGCGGCGGGCTTCCTTGCTACCTGGATTAGCCGCCTCACAATTCTCGCTGGCGTCCTCGGGACGTTCAAACTCGCCTTGGCGATCCCGTTTGTCTCGAAGTTCGTTGAAGGCCTGCAGTCCGCGAGTGCCGTTGCCGGCGTCGAAATCACGATCCTGCGTGCGCTCGCGAGCGTGCTGAAAGGCTCCGTGACGGCCGGTGCGGCGTCGGCGCTTGAAGCAGTCATCGATCTCACGAGGGGCCTGAAGGCACTCGTCGCGGTCCAGTTCACCGCGGCACTGAGTGCGATCACGAACTATATCGCCGGCCTCAAGGCGGCGAGTGCGCTGACTGGTGCATCGATTGGCACAACGGCTGCGCTGGGCACGGCGCTCGGCATCAAACTCGCTGCCGGCTTTGACGCGGCAGCGGGTGCCGCATTCGCGCTGGCGCAGACGCCCGTCGCCCCATGGCTCGCGCTCATCACCCTCGGCATCGCTGCGTACATCAAGCAAGCGGACACTTTCCATGGGCAGCTCGTTGCGCATCGCCAAGCGATGGCTGCTCTTGCTGCGCCCGCCGGCGACGTACGAGACGAGATCGATGCGCTCACGAAGCATCTTGAAGAGTTCTCGCCGGCTGAGCAGCAGGCCATCCAGGACACCAAGCAGTTGACCGATGCGATCTTCGGTCAAGTCGCCGCACAGAAGCAGTTACGCGCCGCGCAGCTCGGTCGCGTCGGCACTGTTGTCGACATCGCAGCGAGCGAACGACAACGAGTCACCGATGAGCAGATTGAGCAGATCAATCAGCGGATCGTTGCACGCACGCGTGAGGGCAACGATGCGGAGGTACGACGGCTTGAGCTCATTAAGGCCGCACTTGAGAACCTAACGAAGGAGGATAAGGCCTCCAAGGATCTCGAGGTTAGCCAGCGAACGCTCAACGATCTCCTCGTCATCGAGCAGGGCAAGCAAGACGCGATTCATGCCGCCGTCGCGTCGACTGTCACGATCATGCAGGGGCGTGTCGATGCCGAACGGCAAGTACTCGACATCCTGACGCAACAGTCGAGCGCGTACGGCAAGATCGCGGAGCTCCGGAAACGACTGGCTGATCGGGAAGACCGGACTCACGCGGTGGCGCTTGCGGACGCCGTCACGGCTGCCAACCAGAAGCTCGTGGCCGCGCGCGAGCGGCTCGCCGACATCGACGCGAAGATGTTAACGGCGAAGGACGCAGAGTACGACGTCCTCTCCCGAACCGTACGCGGTCCTGCGCGCCGCCTCGTCGAGCAAGCGCAAAGCGCACTCAACACCGCGAGGGCAGCCAACGAGGAGTACAAAAAACATCGCGAGTTCCTGTTGGCCGCCGACAGGGCCCAGACTGACTTCAATCGCAAGCAGTCGGAATTCAACGCCCTCTCGCAAGAGATGCAGGGCAACATCGAGAAGCGTGTCGCGGCGGTAACGACAGAACGCAACGAACTCGAGAAAGCCAACGTACTCCTGCAGCGGAGACTTGACGTCGAAGGCCCGACTCTTACCAACCAGAAGGAAGGCATCGATCTCCAGAACCGGAAGAACGATCTCGACAAGAAGGACATCGAGATTCTCGCCGATCGCCAGCGGCTTGCGATAGCGACAAACGAAGAAGAGGCCCGCAACCTCGAGGCGCAGCGCAAGGCGATTCAGGGCATCCTTGATCAGCAAGGCAAGGCGCGTGATCCCGCGCTGGTGCGCATGCTCGATGAAATCAGTCCGCGTGAGCATCAGATCAGGGAGGAGCTCCAGGGCCAGTACGCCGCGCTGACCGCGATCCTCTCGGGTAAGAAGACGCTCATCAATCTGACGCAGGACCAGGCCCACAAGGAGCCGATCGTCACTGCCCAGTTGCGAGACCAGCTCGCCATCATCCAGGCTCAGGGGACTACCGAACAGCGACACTTCGATAACCAAGCCGGACTAATCGAGGCGCAGCGCACCATCGTCGGCGCGCAAGATGAAAGCGCCGCGCGTGATCGGACGCTCATCAAACTCGAGCTCGATCTGCTCGTGAGCAAACAGCGGGCGAACGAGGCGGCCGCCGAGAGTCTCAGACTGCAGCTCGCGAAGCTGAAGGCGATCCGAGCCGAGGCGCAAGCGACGTTTGAAGAAGCCACCCCAGAGCAGGGGCCGAAGGCTGCTCGTGATCTCGCGGCGGCGGATGAGCAAGTCAAGGCGATGGAGGCGAGCCTCGAAGCGACCAACGTCGCTGCACAGCAGAATGTCGCATCGGCGATTGCACTCGGGAAAGCCTACGAGAACGTCGGGAAGACCGTCAAGAATCTCGGCGACATCTTCAGCGGGACCTTTCAGACGATCGCTCAGGCGCTCACCGGTGCGAAGGTCACAGGAGAGGATGTCGCGCACGCCATCGTGACTGACATCACGGGTGCGTTCCAACAGGCCTTCGCCAACGCGCTCGCGTCCAAGCTGAACTTCGATCTGAAGTTCAAGACGAACTTCCTCGAAGACTTACCGCGGATCGCCGGTGCCGGCATCAGCGCGATCGGTGGGCTCTTTAGTTCGCTCTTCGGTTCAGTAAGCGGACAGGCCGCGGCAACGGCCAATCCCGCACAGTCGGGAAGCGCAGCTTCGAGTCTGCTTGGGCTAGGGCAGCAGGCCCTGAGTACCGGCCAGACTCTCTCATCGGTATCCGGCTTCTTCGGTGGACCGACAACTTCTTCTCTTGGATCGTCGTTTGGATTCGGTGGAGCAGGCGCAGCCGGTGTCGGGGGCTTGGCACCCGGTGCGATAGGCACACTTGGTGGCGTACCGCTTGTAGCGGGAACGATCGGTGGAGTCTCGGCCGGCGTGCCGATTACCTCATTCGGATCGGCTGCTGGGCTTGGATCGTTCTTCGCTGGGAGTGCCGGAGCGTTGGCAGGTCCAGGCGCGGCAGGCCTCTCGATTGTTTCTGGAGGGATCCCCGCCGCAGAGGCGGCGTTGACCGGGGCGACCATTGGACTTGAGGGCGCTGCGGGCGCTGGTGCGGCGGTCACCGCACCGGCGTCTGAGGTGGGAGCGGCGGCGGGAGCTGGGGCGGGTGTCGCCGGCGGTGCAGCGACAGCCGGGATCTTGTTGGGACTCACACTCGTGTTGGGCAATCTCAACAACATTCTTCAACTCAACAAGCAGAAGACGTTCCTCAACATCGATCAGTTCGACAAGGCGCTTTCTAGTAGCTCCAAGTCCCTGAATGCCATCGGCTACTTGACACCCGGTTCGATGTTCACGGGGAGTTCGTTCACCGGTGAAATCAACAACGCATACAAACTGACGCACGGACAGGGCAGTGCATTGGGGGTTGTCCAGTCGGTCTTCGATCTCCTGCCATTGCTCCTGTCGCTTCTTATCAACATCCCGAGTCAGGGCACCGCGCTCCGTCAGCAACAGCGACGCGTCTTCATGGACGAGAAGGCTGGCATCCCGTTCTTCGGTCCCGGCACGCCGCCGTACGATCGCGCGTTTGGCCAGACGGAAATTCGCGCCGGGATGGCGAACTTCCCGGACCTCTCGCCCGATCAGCAGTTCCAGGCGAGTGCGCAAGCGGATGTCGCCTCGCAAGAATCGATGATCGCAGATCTCACGGGGCGCCAAGCCGATCAGATCAAAGCCTTCGAGGTGGCGCTGCTTTCCTTCGAGACGCAAGGGAAGAAGGGCCTCGCCTCGATCGACGAGCACCTGTTCGGCAACCTCGACAATCTCCTGCGCAACATCACGAATCGTGGTCTCGATGCCGCCGATACGATGGCGGCCATCGGCAAGGCCATGGAGAATCTCGGCCCGCCGATCTTGGTGTTCAAGTCGCTTGGCGGTGCGTTCGAGGCGGGCACGCTCTCCGCCGACAATCTAAAGAACACGATCGTCAGTCTGACGGAGCTCATCAATACGCAGGTGCCGCTCGGCGTACGCCCCGGTGAGATTGCGCTCAAGGATTTCAACGCCGCGATGGAATCAGGGAAATTCAACGCCGAACGCTTATTTGAAAAGATCAAGAAGGACATCGCGGATGTCTCGGCGTCTGCGCAGATCATCGCGCCGGGTCTCGAAGACGTCTTCGCCAAGGCACTCACGCCGTCAGACACTCAAAAAAACGCGTTCGCAAACCTGAGCGGTGCGCCGTTCGAGACGAACCCAACACTCGCCGCGACGAACCTCATTACCGATGTGCAGAACACGCTGCTCGCCAACCTCGAGAGCGCGACGGCAAAGGCGTTCGGGGATGGCATCATCCAGGCTGGCGCCGACGCGACGGTCCTGCAGCCGTTCATCGCGACGATGAACAAGACGATCGCCGATCTCGCCGACAAGAAGATCACTACCGCCGAAGCTACCACGATCATCGGGGGTGCACTGTCGCAAGCGAAGGAGGCCCTGGCGACGCTTGCACCGTTCATGCGGGAGCTGATTCAGGCGGGACGCGATCTATCGAGCACGTTCGCCACAACGGACAATACCGTACTCGGTCTCGCGACACAGATCGCAAGATTGAACGAAGCGACACTCACCTTTAATCGATCGATCGATCAAAGCATCTTCCAATCTACGCATCGCGGCCTCTCCAGTCCGTCGGTGATCGCCCGATCCGAGCCACTGATTCTGGGCGAGCTCACGAAGACGATCCAAGAGAACTTCCCAACGATGCTTCCGGTGGGCGCGGCGCCGACGAGCCTCGCGGATCTTACGGCCATGATGGGCAAGCCCACAGGCGAGACACCGGCCGTTGGTGGCATCACCGGCCAGCCGATCACTTTCGCCCAGCAGTTCGCGTCTCTCGCCGAGATTCAGACCCTCGCGCAGAACTATGCCACGACGCAGATCGAGGCGATCAAGGCGGAGGCGGCGGTACACGATCTGGTGCACCAACGCCGCATCGAGAAACTCCAAGACGAAGCGCATCTCATCGACGAGGTGGAAAACAAGGCGATCCTCGTCCGCCAGCGAGACATCGAACGGATCGGCGATCAACTCAACATCCTGCAGAAGCAGAACACCATCGCGCAGTCGTGGAAGAGCATCCTCGATCAGACGAAGTCGACACTCGAGTCGATTCAACTCGGCTCTGGGAGTCCGCTCCTACCCGGCGAACAGTTCGCGCTTATTCAGGCCAAGTTCGACAAGCAGATCGCGCTCTTCAACGCCGCGGCGGAGATACAGACGAAGGGCTTCCCGACTGGCGAGGGACCGATTGCCGAGCAGCAACGTGCCGACGCCGTGGCGCAGCTGAATCAACTCGGGCCGGCGCTGCTCGGCGCAGGACAGGCGGCCGGGATGCTGCCCTCGAGCGACGCCTTCCGCGCACTGTACGATCGCGTGACCGGCGCCCTCAATCGGATCGTCGGCACGGCGACGACCAAGACGGCAGACCTCCCGGCGCTGACGCAGCAGATCGTCGATCTGCAGACGCAGGCGACTGCGGATCAGGAGGCGATTCGGAAGCTCCAAGCCGATGCCAACGTCCGGCTCGACGTCATCAACCAGAGCATACTCGACAACAACGACGCCATCCGCAGGACCGACCGGCGTGCCGAGAGACAGATCGATGAGGTCAACGAGCAGCTCGGGGCGTATCTTCGGTGGATCAAGGGCGAAGGGAACGCGCTGCTCGAAGCGCGGCACATGGAGCTCACGACGAAACTCGGCGCCATGAGCGCCACCGAGGTAAACCTCGCGGACATCGCGGCCCTGAGCCTCACAGAACTCCAAACGATTGTCGGCTTGCTCCGGGGGCAGGGCAGTACCGTCACGCCGCCACCACCACCACCAACCGGTGCCACGGGTGCCACGGGACCCGGCATGTTCGGGCTCACGCCCGCATCGCAGGCAGGCATCCAGGTGAACTTGGCGGGCCTGAAGACGACCGGCGAGACATTCAAGGGCCTCTCGGAGCTCGGATTCCTCGACGCAGCGGGCCTGGCGACACTCAAGTCTATTCAGAAGCCCGATCCGCATCAGGCGTTCCTCCAGCGGCTCGTGGCGGCCGTGCAGACGAACTTCCCAGAGGCGCTGTCCAACGCCGAAGTCTTCAACGAGGTGGTGGGGGCGCTGGCCGCCAAGATCGCGAATCCCGGTCTTGTGCAGCAGATTCTCGGCTTCAAGACGGGAGGCGTGGCGGAGAAGAAGACACTGGCGTGGGTGGCGGAGCAACAGCCGGAGGTGATCGCGCCGATCGCCGATCTGCCGCGGATTTTCTTGGAGGCGATGCGCCGCCTGCTCGCGGCCGAAGGTGGGACGACGCGCGCGGGTGCGCTCGAGGCCTATCGCCCGCTGCGGCCCGAGCCGCTCATCATGATGCCACCGCCGGCACGGAGTGGTGGCGTCGGCAACATCCTCGTCGCGATGCACAACGCGATCACGATCCCGATCGAGGTGAACGGACGGATCAATCTCGACGACGTACAGACGCTGGCGGCGCGTCTGCAGCCGCAGATGGAGGCGGCGGCGAACCGCGGGATCGTGAGCGATCGTGTCGTGGCGGAGCTCGCACGGAAGCTCCGCGGTGCGATCGCTTCAACGCCGAGGTCACTATGACGCTGCATCGGTCGCGCGTCGTCCTGGGTCTCGTGTTGTTGCTGACGGGCCTGGCGACGATCGCGCAGGCGACACCGACGCCCACGCCGACGGTCACGCCGACGCCGGGCGACTGCTGTATCGCGAGCGAGGCCGCCGGCTGTACCGATGCGACCTGCGCCAACTGCGTCTGCGTGACGTTCGGCGACGATCTGTGCTGTTCCGCCCATTGGGGCGAGGGATGCGTCGAGCAGGCACTCGGAGTCTGCGGTCCGTCGTGCGCCTGTGCCGCGACGCCGACGCCCACACGCACGCCGACGCCGACGAAGACCAAGACGCCGACGCCGACGAAGACCGTGACGCCGACGCGGACACGTACCCCCACACCCACGCCGAGTGGCCCGACGCCGACGAAGACCGTGACGCCGACGCCGACGAAGACGTTCACGCCGACGGGAACACTCACCCCGACGCCCATCAACTCCGAGTGTCGCGATTGCGTGACGCACACGCCAACCCCGGCGCCGCCGACGAGGACGTTCCCTGGCACCTTGACACCAACGGCCACGGGCGCGACGGCCACCATAACGCCAACCCCCTTCGCGTCGCCGCCGCCCGGTTGCGCCGCGCAGATGGTGATCCACCGAGGCAACAACAATCTCACGAATAGCGGACTCGGTGGCGGCGCCAATAATCTCACCACGAACAATGGTGGGCCGACGTTCATCACGAGTCCCAAGGTCGAAGGCTCGCATGCGATGGCGTTTGCGCTCGCTTCGGGCCACTACGCCTCCTGCTCCCTGGGTACGTGTGTCAATACGAATCCGCCGGGCCCATTCACGTTCGCGTGCTTTCTCGATTCGTCCACGAATCGGAGCATGGTGATCGGGGAGACGATTGCAAACGACAGCTCACAGGGGGGATTCCGACTTCAGTGGATCGTCCACACCGACAGTCCGACCTCGGGCGGCTCGGCGGAAGGGACGGTGATCTCGAGCGGGGGGACGTCGAGCAGGGCCGAATCGACCGGTACTAGTCGGACCGGATCGTACGCCTCGCTGGCGATGACCTATGACAGCAGTCGGCATCTCAAGACGTACCTGAACGGCCATCTCGATGGATCGAAGACGGTGAGCAGCCTCTCCCCCTACGCGCCGGCGCCGGTGGGCAACATCTTCGCGCTCGGCGACCCGGCTGCGGCGCATTCGATCGATGGCGATCTCGATCTCTGCATCATCGATCCGCGCGTGGCACAGTCAGCCACGGACCTCTGCGCGACCATCCGGTGCGGGCCCGACCGGGCGGCGTGTGCCTGTAACGGCCTCAATCCCACGCGCTATCTGCCGTGTTCCGGCAACGCGGACTGTGGCGGTGTTGCCCTCTGCACCAAGGGCACGTGTAGCGGTCTCGACTATGGGACGTGTGTGGGCGGGGCAAACGGCGGAGACGCATGTCGTGTCGCGACGCAGGGAACGGATTGTCCCGGCTCCTCACTCGGATGTCAGCTCTGTACGTTGCCGGCGTGCAATGCGCCGTGCTCGGGACCGACACCCACCGCGACGCCGACCGTATCCCCCAGCGCCGCGCCAACGGCGCCCCCCGTAACGAATGGGGGCTTCCTGACGTTCAGGGGGGCGTCGACTACCACTACGACATACTACGATGCGGTGGAGGACGCGCAGCAGGTGTTGGCGCGGCAGGAGTTCATCCTCCCGTACGATGGTCGGATTGTTAACCTCTACGTGAATTGTCCAACGGGACCAATCATCAACGGCGAGCAGGCGTATTCGTTCTTGAAGAACAGCGTTGCCCAACCCGAACTCACCTGCTCATTGCGCGATGGGGCGCTGAGCTGCAGCGATACAAACATGTCCGGTGTTGTGGACTTCCTTGCTGGCCAGGAACTTGTGTTGCGTTCCGTACCAACGCAACGCTGTCGCGGAGGGGCTAACGACCGAGCCGTCTGTACAGTGGCGAGTCAATGTCCTAGTGGAACGTGTCCAGCCGTGAGCACCGGCACTTGCTATATGACTGCCGCCCTTACGAAGCCAGACGGAAGTGCCTATCCATCGGTACTCGGTGCCGGGCCGGCCTCGAATAGTAACCCCAACGCGCCATCGTTTTGTGGGGATGAGGGCGGGCTTGGTCTTCATTGCAGCGCGATATTTGCGGGCGAGGCTCAGTACATCGTCCCCACCGCCTGCACGCTCAATGGCTTGGCCATCGGATTGAGCGGAACGATCGCCTCGGATAAAGGCCCCATCGCATTTACCGTTGCCAATATCACCACCGGACTTGATGTGGGACTCCGTGTTGATCTCTCTGCCGGGGACCGGGGCGCATTGACGCAAACCTGCACCGAGGGGTGCGCGGTCAGCGCGGGTGACCGTCTCACGGTTCGCTACGATATCTTGTCCGGTACAGGCTTTACCCTCGTGGTGCATCACCGATTCACGTGTACAGGTGGCGGCCAGGTCTACCACATGGCGTTTCGTGGAAACGCCCAAGGGACAGGAACAGGAGGCAACGCAGGATTCTTCGCCGGGACACATGATGCCTGGAGTTATTGCGGGAGCGGGGACCGCACCTGTGCGATTCGCGTGCCACGCACGGGTATCCTGCGGCGTTTTTATGCAGCGCGAGTCAGTACGTCGACGGGCGTCCTCACTCCGCCTGCCGACGTCGACAACTTCACGATATGCCATGGGGCATTCGGAACGACGCCTACCTGTTCGTCGGATCTCCATCTCTCGATGGACTCCTCGCACTCGTTGATCTCGGTGACGAACATTGACGAAGCCGTGAACGAGGGGGACTTGTTACAGGTGCGACTCCAACCAGTAACGACTGACAGCAACGCGTCGCTGGCAGCCGATCTGGAGATCGCGCCCGGCCCGACGGCGACGGGACCAACTATCACGCCGACTCCAACAGCCACCGTGACTCCAACGCCCACGCCGACGCCGACCGTCACCCCGACGCCGACCCTGACCGCCACGCCAACCTTGACGCCGACGCCGACGGTGACGAGTACCCCATGAGCACATACTGGCGGTATTCGCCACGATCCCAAGCCTACTCCGCGACAGATCCGGCTGCGCAGTACCAGCCGGACTTTCCGGTGACGAACATCCAGGCAATCGAAGCGCCCTCACGTGTCGCCCGAAGCCTCACGCTCACGAGTGCGCCCATCCTGCTCTACCTCGGGACACATACGGGCATCGGGGCGTTCTCGCTCTACGGCGCGAACTTCGGGTCGCTCCTGATCGAAGGGAACGTGACGGATAGCTGGGGATCGCCGAGCTTCTCGCAGAGCTTCAATACGACTGGCGTGAACACGTCCGTCGGCCACCGCTTCCGGTTGTGTCTCCCAACCGCACCGTTTCTTGGGAGCTATCGCTACGTGCGGCTTACGCCATCGAGCCCGGACGCCGGTGCGATGTACTTCGAGCTCGCCGCTGTGGCACCGTGGCTCGACCTGAAAGTGCTGAACGGGCAGTTCAGATTGCCCTACGATCGGAGCCCGCTTGCGGAGACGGAATCCGTCAAGCTCGGAGGTGGCACGGTCGAGTACGGCGTGCCCGGCTCCTTCTTCGCGCAGATCGCGCTCGGCGGCGGTGCGTTCTGGTTCGATCAGAGTCCGGATGCGACGGCGCAAGCGCAGTGGGAGGAGCTCTCCCTCCTGCCCGATGGGCGGACGTTTCTCTGGTGGGAGGAGTACCGTGGTGTGAATTACGGCTACCACGTACGCCGCACGGCGCTCATGAAAATGAGCTCGCAGGGCACGCCACAAGCCGTCGAGGTGAGCGGCATCGAGTTCACCGAGGTCGTCTGAGCCGTGGAGATCGTCTCTCTCGTCGAGATTCAGTTCCCGACGCAGCCGTGGCTGCGCGTCGCGACCATGACCGACGCGACCGGCCACGAAGTCACCGACGAGAACGGGAAGCCGTACCGGAAGAAGCTCGTCGGGCACCCGATCGTGCAGGCCTCCCTTTCGGATCGCTTCTACGGCGTCATTCAGATCAGCGACATCACGATCACGATTGCCAATCTGGATCAGGCGGTGGGGGCGATGTTCCGCAGTCCGGATCCGCGTGGCGTCCGAGTGCTGGTGCGCCGCAAGCGACTCGATACGGGTGACGTGGTGATCCGGACCGTCGCCATCGTGCAGTCGGTCGGCTTCGCGGCGGACGGCAACGTGGTCGTGACGGCCGGAGACATGGCGACGGATGTGCTCAACACGCAGTATCCGCGGGATCGGATTGGCGTGGATCTCGTGGGTGTGATTACGGATCTCTTCGCGGTCGGTACGACGGTCTCAACGGTCGTCGGTGCCGTGCGGGAGCACGTCCCGTGTCGATTCGTCGAGGCGACCGAAGCCTCGCGCTACTACCGTTTCCTCGCGTGTCGGGACTTCAGTCCGCTCAGCGCGAGCGGCCGATTCCCGCCGCTCATCCGTCCTTATGTGAATGTCGTCTACGCTGGCGTCGACGGTGGCGCGCAGTTCATCAGTCCCGCCGAGTACGAGCAGGAGTGGGACTCGCTCCTGCCAATCCTTGTGCCGGATGCCGCGACGACACTCGCGCTTGGTGGCGGCCCACTCCAGACGACTCCAGAGGCCGGGACCGGCAGCGATTTCTTTACCACCGATCACACATGGCAGTATCAGGTCGTTGCCTACAACGGGTACGGACAGATCGCAGTGTCGCCGATTCAGGGGATCCCGGGGCCGTATGCGGCTGGCGTGAGTTTTGGGCTCCGCTGGGGCAGGTGTCACGGCGCGAGCTTCTATCGCGTCTGGCGCGGCGAGGATGGCGGCACCATGGGCATCCTGGCGACGCTCTACGGAGGCCCGCCGGGTGCCGACACGCATGTGACGCCGCCGATCGACAATCTCGATCACAGCGACTCCCTGGCGACGGACACGTCGGAGTTTCTCTGGTGGCGCGACACAGGTACGCGCACGCCGTTCATTCTGAGCGACACGGTCACGCCCGACAGCGGCCCACTCCCGCTTCCGAGTCTCCGCGTTCCCAACTGGAGCTACAATTCGTTCGGGACCAACTGGCCATCGCAGCCGAATTTTGTCTCGGTGATCATGCGTCGCCCGCAGGGCCTGCCTGTTCTCGCCGATCTCGAGCTCTCGGAGCTCGGGCCGTCGGCGTTCACGACGATGCTCTGCCTCTTTCGAGGCGACATGCGGAACTACGCTGCGGGCACCACCGTCCAGCGGCAGAACATCCTGCGTACCTCACGTCACGTGCACCTCTGGACGTTCGAGGGGACGTTCGCGAGCGGCCAGTATCTCGAGGATTCGATCGGCACGTACACGCTCACGAGCAACGTGCTTCTCGAGGCGAACCTCGTGGCGGGTGCGCACGTCGGCAATCAGGCGATCAATTTCTTCCAATTCGATCTTGCCGGGAGTGGGTCTTACGCTGCGTACGGTAGAGGTCCTTACCTCTTGCGCGCTGACTCGTCCGATATGGAGTACCTGGCGACGACGTCGTTTCGGGTGAGCGCGGATCTCCGCCCGACTCCGTACACGGATGATCGGACGATGTTTGTCTGCGGGAAGGGTGCCAATCCGCTGTTCACTCACGTGGGGAAGCCCGGCTGGGCGCTGCTCGTCGATCGTGGTGCCGCAGCGCTGCTGCTCTGCGACGGCGCGGAGAGCTTCCTCGTCCGCGGCACGATCGTCATCACGGGCGGCTTCCACACGATTGCGGGCGAGGTCGATCGCGTCAACGGCATAGCACGCGTCTTTGTCGACGACGTGCTGGAGGCGGAACGCGACATCAGGGCATGCGGATCCCTGGTCACGGATCCCACTGTCGCGCTCGACCCACCGGTGCAGCTCTGGGGGATCTTCCGCATCGGTGTCGGCGAATCGGAAGACGCGAACTTCGACGGGCAGATCGATCGCGTGGAGGTCCTGACGGGATTCGGGAGTCCTTGGACGTTCGGCCAAGGAAAGGCCGACTCGGGCATCAACAGCATCGACACGGGACAGATGTGGGAGGTCCCGTGGTGCTCGGCGCCGTCCGGGGCGGATCCGGGAACGCAGGACGCACAGTTCGCTGTCTGGTTCTACCCGAACAGCACGCCCATCGCGGGCGGGCAAGTGCTGCTCTCCAAAACGGATTTCGTGAACGGGTGGGATCTTGCAATTCAGACGGTGGGTGGGATCGTGAAGGCGAGTGCGCATGTGCATCTGGCGGGAACGGCGTACACACTCACGGGTACGACGCCGATCGTGCTTCGCGCCTGGAATCTCATGGCGCTGCGGATCAGTCGCGTCGGGACCCTCGCGTCGCTCTACGTCAACGGGACACTCGGGGCGTCGGTCGCCATCCCGAGCTCGGGCGCGATTGCCTGTGCCGCGCCGCTCATCGTGGGCGCCCTCAACGCCGCGACTGGGGCGTGCCAATTCGACGGTCGCATCGACGAGTTTCACCTCGAGGTGGGCATTTCGACCGGCATCGACACTGACGCGACGGATTTCAACGCGCGCGGGCTTTTCACGCACCGGCATTGCTGGTTCATGGGCATGCGGAACGGCATCCGCCAGCTCCGTTCCATCCTCCAGAGCCACAACGTCAACGCGCCGCTCGATGCTGCGACCGGCGTGGAACTCGTTGCGAACAATCCCAAGAGCTGGGACCTCGCCGAAAACGCCTTCGCGGCGGTGATGGATACCGCCGACAACACGAATATCATCAAGTCGGATTTCGCGATGGTCGAGCCGAATGCGCTGCGTCTTCACATCGGCGAACTGCTGCGGCTCCGCGGCGCGCGGATTGGATTCACGGCAGCCGGCACGTGGAGCATCGTCGTCGACCAGCTCGCCGCCGTTGCGGCGACGTTCCGGTGGGAGGCAGTGTTCTCGAATCTCCTCGCCCGTCCGGCCTGGAGCCAGGGCAATCTCAAGGAGGCGATTCATCGAGCCCGAGTGAACTTTCGACGCACCCGTGGCGGCGCCGGCGATCCGGTCGCATATCTCCAGCACACGAATCCGCGCGACGTCCTCGTCCTCCCAAGCTCGGAGCCGCTTGAGATCACGCCGCTCGAGTTCCCGGCACTGCGTGAGCCTGCGACGGCGGATCTCGTGGCCGACTACACGACGAAGTGGATGCGTGCGATCGACTCCGCGTGCGCCTTCTCGGCGGAGATCCATGATGCGTGGTCGATCGTCGTCATCAGCGCCGTTGCGCGTCTCATCGACCCGACGGCGGGAGCGTCGGATACGACGCGACTCATCACCGGCTACACGGATAGCGGACAGACGGTGGATTTCGACACAGCGGCTCTCGATCCGGCGATCTATACCTACACGCCAGCCGCGTCGCTGGTGAATCCGCAGATCGAAGTCGTCGAGGCGGAGATCGTGGTGGTGCCGGAGAACAAGCCGGATTTCCGCTCGACGCCACCGAATCCCGTGTCGCTCGCGGCAGTCGCCTTCGATGCGGATCGACTCGCTACGGTGTCTTGGACGCCGCCCGCCGGCCAGAACTACTTCGAGGGTCGCGTGGAGTGGCGGCGCCAGCCCCCGCCAGATCAGATCGCGCTCTTTGCCGGATCGGTCTTCTCGGGGCCCAACAAGACCTATGTCGTTGTCACGGGCCTTCCGCCCACGACCGGAGATCAGATCCCGACGTTTGAATTCGAGATCCGCTCGCGGAACGAATTTGGGCTGTTGAGTATCCCAGTCATCGTGGAGGGGACACCGGATTGAGACACAGAAAAAGCGTTGTTGGGGGCGTAGATGTTTGATAGGCCACGGTTCGGCATGGACTGGCAACCGGGCTATCACTGGGTGGGGTTCTACCTCGACTACGCGCCACGCGTCGGTCTCGACTGGCGCTGGATGCTGGCGCAGATGATCGCAGAGTCGGCGGGCAATCCGGACGCGGCGAGTGGTGCCGGTGCGGTTGGCCTGACCCAATTTATGAGTAGGACTTGGCTCGAGTGGTTCGACGGAACACCGGGGATCCAGTGGCAGAACATCAAGGACACGGCGGCGGTGCTCGCGGGACGTCGCGATCCAGTCCAGGCGACGCGCCGGCACTGCGACTACATGGCGTGGCTGTTGCGGCAGCCCGGTGTGTCCGACATGCCGCATGCCTTCGCGGCCTACAACTGGGGATTGGGAAACATCCAACGGACATTTGGCATACAGGGGATTACCTGGCGATCGCTCCTGCCCCTCGAGACGCAACAGTATCTCCAGCATATTGAGCGGTCCCACATGCAGGTCACGACGGAACTCGTGCCCGAGCTCCAGCGAAAACTCGGGATCTGATCAACTGCGATAACGATGCATGACGACCGCAGAACTCGCCAGCCTGATCCAGCTCCTCGTCGTCGTCGCCGGAGGTCTCGCGGCGGTGGCGGTGATGCGCACGCAAATCAAGTACCTCGGCGATCGACTCGGCGAGCTGACGGTTGTGCTCCGCCATCTCGAGTCCGTACTCGACCTCCACGAGAAGCGGCTCTCGCAGCTGGAATTCCGGACATCTCCACGGAGCCGCCGGTAGGCGTGCCGATCGGATGCCCGCTCTTGGCATCTTTGCCGCCGCCATTTCCGATCACCAATCACCGCTTCCGGTGGGCGCTCGGCATCTTCGTGATGGTGGGCTCCCTGCTCGCGATCGGCATGGTGGGTATCTCGGCGAAGATGCCGAGCGCGCAGGAGCCCGCAGGTGGCTGGGTCGCGTACATGGAGAAACAATTCACGGCGGCGACGGCTGAGCGTGAGGCACTCCGCGCCCGCGTGGAACGAATAGAGGCGGCAAGGCAGGAACGGATTGACGCGTCACGGCTTCCGGACAGGGGCGATCAATGACCACCGATGCCGCTCTCGCTCCCGTGAAAAACGGCTCCATGGTCCGCGACCGGCTGATGGGCTACGTCTTGATGGCGGCTATCGGCGCAATGAGTGGGCTGGCGGTGGCGTGCCTCTTTCATCCGCCGCAGGAATGGCAAATCGTCTCAACGGTCATCGCGAATTTGAAGGACGTGATCTTGATGATTCTGGCGGGGCACTTCGCGCTCTCACGGAACGCGTCGTAACACAACGAAGAAGGGAGAACGACAATGAATCCAAGCAAGCCCATATGGCAATCGAAGGTGTTCTGGGCGAACATCCTCGGCACCGCCCTCATGATGAGTGGCTACTTGCCGCCCACGTACGGCGTGCCGGCGATGGGTATTCTCAACATCCTGCTGCGAGCGATCACCACGCAGCCGGTCACCATCCCGTGATCCGCCGTGTCCTCGCATGGGTGTGGCGGCGACTCACGGAGCCGCGTCCGGGACGGCCGCCTTCGGACCTTACGCACGCCGGGAAGGAGGCGGTGGGCGAGGAGTAGCTGGTTGACGGATTTGTCAACCTGGTTGACCATCCGTCAACCGGGATCGGTTCTGTCAACCAGCATTGTTCTGCTCGCGCTCTGCGCGGCTGTCAGCGGCTGTACGTTGCACTACGACTCGCTGGTGGGATCAGTGTTCACAACCATACCCCCAGCGGCCTGTCCGACGCCGATCGCGGGCAGCGCCGTGCCGGCGAGCGGGAGGGTGGGCGCGTCTGGATCGACGAAATGACGCCTGAGTTACACGATCGCTTGGTTGGTTCGCTCGTCGCCATGCTCGGCGTGCTGGTACTCGCCGCGACGCTGCTGAGTGGTTGCGCGATCGCGCACATTCGGCCGCAGGGAGACGTCGACTGTTTCGGTCTTCGGCAATGCGCGCTGCGAGCGCACGGCGGATGGGACGGTGCACGTCGATGGAGTCGTAGCAGAAACAACGTGGGCAGGTGTGGCGAGCGGATTGATCACGGCGGGAGGCGCCGCGTTCGCGGTGTACTTGGTGCACTGACGCCGAAGTGGCGTCGAGGATCAGGATCCTGGCGGGGATCGTCGCGTAGCATCTCCAGCTCCTCCAGCACCCAACCCGCGACAACTCCCGCCAGGATAGCCAGTGTCACGAGGACGCTGGACTTGAGCTTCATGACTTCGCCAGCTCCTCAAGGAGTGCATCGGCATCTACTACTGCATCGCGGGCCGTCGAATTCCAACGACCCAGGAGCGCCAAGGCGGCGAAGAACTCGCGCTTCGTGAGGCCGAGCTTCACTTCGCGCGTGTTGTGACGAATGTCGTCGAAGATTGAGGGAAATGCGGACTCTTCACCCAGTTCTTTCGCTGTCATGAGTTCTCCTCTAGCGTGCTGACGACGACTTCCACGCGTGCCGGCTCACCCGGCTCCGCCCAGAGTTTACAGAGGCACTCCGTCACGATCTGCGCGTCGTCGACATAGATGACTTTCGAGAGTGCGTCCTCGATCAATCTGGTGCATTTCAACACGTCGGGCCTCTGAATATGGTGTCGTGGCGCCCCCTTCTTTAGCACCGTGGAGTTGCGTCCCGAGCCGTAGTGGCTCTTGGGCCGGACGAAGTAGAAACGAACGTCGAGGGCGAGCGGGTCGCCAAGGAGCGCCAGACGATCCGCGTCCATGGACAGCCCGGAAGCGGCTTCTCTGGCAGTGCTCCGCACCTCGGCCTTCCAGTCCTTCGCTCGCGGGTTGGCATCAGTGATGACGACACGATTCAGCGCCTTGATGTGAAAGCCGCGCTTCGAGCCGCCTGGCTGTGGTGTGCCGAGAACGGTGAAGACGATCCTCATGTCGGATCCGGGAGCGCGAGTGCTTTGTCTATCAGGGCGAGCACGTCCTCATGAGACGTCGTCGGCCTATCGTTGAACGTCGTGTAGGAGCCCGGCACAGCCACCAACAACCGCAACGCAGCGGCCGCCCACCGCGGATCGTCTAAATCGGGCGAGACAACCGTCTCGAGTGCGCCCGAGATGCACCAGCAAGTCGCTTGCGAAGCGGTGGCCGGACAGGGAAGCCCACGCCGGTCGCGGGCTCGCGCATGCTGCGTCCAGGCTTCCCGTGGCGTCAGCTTCACCCGCAGTGCTTGGAGGGTTGCTTGTGTTGTTTTCACGCCTCCACCGGGACAACGCTGATCTCGATGGCTTCGTTGAGCTCACCGTTCTGGAATCGGAGCTCGAAGACGTTGCTGCACGCACCACGACCCACCCACCGAAGCATCGGCGCCCGTTTCGGGTATGTAGGCGAGAGAAGTGCGAGTCTCGACCCATCCTTCGTCTCGACGATCCGCATGGCGACGTACTCCGTCTTTACCCGTGCCGCGCGGGCACGCTTCGTCGGCTCCAACTTGTCCATCCGCTCTTCCTTTCCGAATCGCCGAAAGTAGGGAAACGCCCCGGCCCGAGCGAATTCTCGGGACCGGGGCTCGCCGCCGGAATCCACCAACGTTCTTCCGGGTTAGTTAACCGGCGACGACACAATGCGTGATCACGCGCGCGTCCGTGAGATCTTGACGGATAGCGCGCCGAGGCCATCGAGACTCGTCTCGAGCTCCGCGAGCGCGGCCTGCGGTACATGCACGCCACGCGCCGATCGGAGCCGCATCACGACATGGCGATCTTTCACTTGGTCGGGGTCGCGATTGAGTTGCGGACACTGGATATCCACCTCGGCCGTCTTCCACTTGAGGCGTTGCCCGTCACTGCCTGGATGCTCGCACTCGGTGGCCGAGGCATCGAGAAAGAGGACGTCAGTCTGCTCCATTGCTTGGCTCCTTTCCTGTGAGCGGAAACTGCCGCACGCGCCAGCCTTCTGGCACGAGGGACGGCTCCGGTTGGTACCACGTCGAGACGATGGCGCAGGTGAGGAGTTGGTGCGCTACGGCTGTCTGGATTCCACGTAGGAGGTACTGGAGGTGCGACGGCGCTGCTTCCGCGGCCTCGACGAGGAGGACCTTGAGCGGCCCTCCGCGGAGCGCGATCACCGCGGTCGCGAGCGCCGCGGTGAAAAGTATCCACTCCCCCCCGCTTTGCACTTGTGCGGCCACCTCGGTGCCATCCTCCTTGATCCACCCGAGCTCAAACGCGCCGGCCTTGGCCCGGATGTAGGGCGTCCGCTTGAGGCCCGTCCCGTCGATGAACGTCTGCATGTGCTGACGCAATGCGCCACCGGATTCGTTGATCTCCTGTGCCCGGAGTCCCTGGAGGGCGTCTTCGATCGCCGTCAGCACGTCTCGCAAGACGCTGAGTGCCTGTATCTCCTCGATGATGCTCTGGAGCTGCGTCCGCATCGCCGCCGCGTCGATGTGCTGCTGGAGCTGCCCGGTGACGGTCGTGAGATGGACCTCGAGCGCCTGTTTCTCGGCCAGACCGCGATCGAAAACCGGCTCCTCTCCTGGCGTATCGCCAAGGTCCTGAATTCGCTGCTCGGCGGCGGCTAGTGCGTCTCGTGCCGAGGCCCATTCGACGGTCGCGTCAACGGCCTCCTGGTCCTCCACGGCCGGTGTCGAGGCCGCCCGCAGCGCCGCCTCCAGTTCCTGTACGGCAAGCGTCAGATTGCCCTGCAGAGACACGTACTCCTCCCGGGCCTCCTGGTATGCCTCCTGACGCTCCTGGTGCTGCTGGGCGGCCTCCTGGCGCAGCCGTTGGGCCTTCTCGCGCAGGGATATGCAGTCGGCGTCGAGTCGGGCCCGTTCCTCTTCTCGTTCGTGAAAGGCGGCTTGGACTTCCTCGAGGAGCCGGCGAGCAGTCTTGAGCTCGGCGGTCAGCAGGGCGGGCGCGACACTGTGCTGGTCCGCGACCTCCATCAGCTCTGCGGATGCCACCCGAGCGACTTCGGCGAGCGCCGACTTCAAGTTCCCGGCCTTGTCCGCAAGGATCTCCGCTTGCTGGCGTACGATCCTCCAGGCGGAGCCGAGCATTTCGGCGTGCTGCTTTTCGAGCACAAGAACGGCGCGCTCCTCGTCGATGTAGTCGAGCGCCGGCGGGAGGACGATGGCGTCCGCGTCCCGCCGGAGTCGATCGGCCTGAAAGTTCATCTCCTCCAAATCGGTGGAGTTCGGCGCCATTGGCACCACGAGATCTGCCAACTGGTCGCAGCGGGTATCGAGGAGTATGCGCATCGTGGCAAGCTCATCCTCGGTAGGCGGGATGATTCCCGCCCGATCCCGGAGCTCGAGGGCGGCGACACTCTCGTCTGCCGCAGCGAGCCGCTGCCGTGCGACACGCAACTGCTGCTGTGCATCGAGCCGCGGCCCGAGTCGTTTCTCTGCCTCTGCGGTGCGTTCTGCGAGCGCGCCGAATTCGCGCTCGAGTCGGGAGCGCTCGGCTTCGAGCCGCTCGCACTCGGCTACCGACTCCTTCGGCAGCGACCCGACGCGGGCCTCGAGCTCCTTCCGTGCCTGCGTCTTCTTCTGCAGGCTCTGGTTGGCGGCGCGCTTCTTCTCGTTCGCCCACGCCAGCACACTCGGGAGCGGCTGGGCGAGAAACTGCGCCTTCAAGCCCGGCCAGACGTCGCGGAGTGCGGCTGTCTGCGGCAGCTTTAGGAGCTTCGCGCCTTCGGTCCAGACGGGTGGGAGCTGGTCGAGCGGGCGACCGGTGAGCCGGGAGAGGAGCAGCATGCGGAACGTGTTCAGTTTCTCTTCGGGCGTTTGCGAGCCCATCGCGGCAAGTGGCTCGATGCGCGCTGCACGCTCGTTCGGCGAGGCATTCAGGATGGACCGGATGTCGACCGCCTCCTCGACGTCGCGCTCGTCACCCTTCGCGCTGAACAACGAGAGGATTGCGGCGTGATGATCGTCTTGCTTGGCCTTGGCATCGAGCCAGGAGCAACTGACATCGGACGAGAGCCCCCGCCCATTGTTCACGATCTGCCGCGTGAACGTGCGGCCGTCAGCGAGCGTCGCTTCAACGAGGAGTTCCCGGCCGTTCAGGAGTGGCGCGAGCGCCTGGAGATTCTTGCGGCCGCGGCCGAGCGCAGGGACGTTCCCGAGGGCGAGAATGCGCAGAGCCTCGTTGATGGAACTCTTGCCGCTTTCGTTTGGGCCGTAGTGGAGATTCAGGGCGTTGAGCGCGACAGTTTGCTCTCGCGCCTTCAGGCCCTTCATGCTGACAGTGATCATTCTTGAATCCTCCTCACTGTTGGGTCTTCCCAGGGAATTAAAGTTGCTTCCCTGTGGTCGCTCCAGCCTCCAACGGTCGTCAGTAGTCGATAAGAAATCTCCTCGCCGCTGGTGAAATCGGCAAAGAAGCGCGTGGTGATTATGCCAAGAGCGTCCTTGGGGTAGTAAATTGATGCTACCTGGGCGCCGATCTCGAAACGGAAAGGTATGGTCTTCATCGTCAATCCATCACTCCACCGCCCGCGTCACCGCTGTCCTTTGGTGGCGCCGGTGGCGCTGGCGTCTCCGGCTTCGTCTCCTTCTCCGCCTTCAGCCGCTCTGCATCAGCGGCCTTCATGCGCTCGATGCTGTCGGACGCGCCGCGCTGCAGCGTGCTCATCGGCGTGATATCGATCGCGTCGTCGTCGCCGAGATGCTGCGCGAGTCCCTCGTCGGCGCGTTCGTCGAGCGCGACGGCTCGTTGCATCTCGGGCGAGAGCCGGATGAACTTGGCCGTCATTCGGATGGCCGTTTTGATCCACATGGCCTCTGGATGCGTCTGCCACGGGCTCCAACTCTTGTCGGCCGTCTTCGATGCCTTCCGCGAGCGGGCGATGTCTCGCGGCCAGAGCCAGCGGAAGTGCGGGATGCCGCCCTTCATGCGGACGAGTCCGTAGGCGGCCACGAGCGGACCGGGATCGTCGCCGCCGTAAGGCGTGTGCCGGACGAGCGGATGCGTTCCGAGCTCGACGTCGTAGCTGTCTTTCTCGTACACCGCGAAGCCATCGATCGCATCGATCTTCCCGCTGCGATGCCCGAGCTCGATGTAACCCTTGTAGCCCATCAGGAACTGCACTTCTTGCCGGCGCTTCTGCGTGTTGTTGTACGGCACCAGGTAGCAGTGTCCAAGGATGCCGTCCGGGACGATGCCGAGCTGCGCGCACTCCATGACGGCGGCGAGCATGGTGCGCGGATCGCAGTCGAGGAGATCCGGATTACGTTGAATCGACGTGAGGGCGACACGCACCAGGCGCTCGGCGTCGAGGGTGAGATTCTTCGGGATTGCGAGTTGAAACTGCTTCGTCATCTTGACGAGCATGCCGCTCATGCTTGTCCAGCGTGGATCGGGCTTCGTGACGTCCGTGCCCGGTGTCTGTCCGTTTGTCTTCTTCTCGTCAGCCATTCGCCTTCTCCTTCGTGTCTTTGAATCCGGCCAATGCGCCCATGATCTGCCCGAGCGTCGTGCTCACGGCGCCGGCGTTGTTCTCCATGAACAGGATGGTGCTCAGGATGGTGCTGTTCGGCGACGTCCCGATGGCGCGCAGCGCGTCGAAGTACTGGATCGTCGTCACGAGGCCGATGATCTGCACTTCGGTCATCTCCTCGCCGACTGCCTCCTTGAACTCTTGAATCGAGTCTTTCAGCCCGTCGATGATCGCCTTCCGCTGGCCGGCAACGCCTTGCCCGTGGAGGATGTTTGACTGCATCTCGGCTTCGGCGTCCTTCACCTTGCGGATCTTCGCTGCCTCGCCCTCGTTCTTGGCGGCCTCCATCTTCCGCTGCGACGCAACGATCGAGTTCATCGCTTCGATCACCTTACCGTCCGGGATGATGTCGATGATCTGCGTCGCCGGCACCTTCCAGCCGTAAGGCTCCATGTCCTTCGTGAGGCTGATGCCGATCAGGTTGGCGGTGTCGTCGCGCTTGGCGAACACCTCGTTCAGATCCATCTTGGAGCACTCGGAGATCAGGATGGACTTGCTCCAGGACTCGAGTTGCTCTTCGGAGTCCTCGAGCGAGTACGCGGCTTCGTAGAGCTTCGCGACGTCGGGCTGGATCTGCACCGCGAGCTTCACGGCGATGAAGTTGTTGTCGCGCGTCTTCACCTTCACTTCGATGTCAACTTGCTTGAGCTTCAGATCGAGCTCGTCGGCGAACTGATCGGCGAACGGGATCTTCCAGTGCAGGCCCGGGTGCGCCATCCGTAGGAATTTCCCGAAGCGCTCGATGACGGTGACGCTCTGCTGCTCGACCTTGAAGATGCTCGAGGCGACCGACCACCCAATCCACAAGAAGATCGCGATGAGGACGATTCTCCATCCGTACTCCCAGACAATCATAGTTCCCCCCCTCCTACTTCGTCTTCGGACGGAACAGCCGTAACGGCCTTCCGCCGCCTTCGGGATCCGTGCGTTCGTACTTGCCCTTGATCGTGACGACGTGTGACGTGAACCCAGCCGTGGTCAGAAGCTCCTGAGCCTGGTGGAGCTTCATCGGATCCCAGGTGCCGAGCTCGAGCACCGGTGGTGCAGTACGGAGCGCCTCGAGATCGAACGACGTCCGCGCCACCGTCCTGTTGTAGATCTTGGTGCCGTCCTCAAGCACGACCGCCTCGCGCTCGAACACGCGTTCTCCATCGGGCCCGATCGTCGCAAGCGCGTCCTTTACGCCGTCCTTGGCTGCCGCGAACTCCTTCTCAGCGCCATCACGAGCCTCTTTCGCAATCCAGTAGATGTCCGTTGCATACCGGAGCTCAGCCGTCTGGTATGGGATCGGCGCACGATCGTCTGGATGCTCCATCGCACCAAGATCCGCAGTGCCGCGGCACGTGACACGCCAGGCGCAGACGCGGCAGCGATCGTCGATCTCCGGAAGCGGCTTCTCGGGGACGCGCTCGACGATGTGCCGTTGCCACCAGATTGCGCCGAACTCGACCATCTGACGGACGAAGTCTCGATCGATGCCCTGTGTGATGTTGAGGAGCTCGCCCGACTCCTTGTTCATGAGCGTGAGGACGCCCCACGTGGTGCACGCCGTGTCGGCGGTCCAGTGGAGCTGGCGGAGGTGCTCTTCTTTCGGCGACTCGCCGCGCTTCTGCGAGCCGGCGAGCTTCTGCCACCACCAGGACGGCACACTCTTCGCCTCCCACGTTCCAAGATGCTTGTCCGTTGTGGCCTGGATGAGCCGATCCGGGCTTGCGCGCTTCCATGGATGTCGTTCATCGACGACGGGATCCGCAGGCAGCAGCACCTGCTGCGTTGTACGTGTGTACTCCTCGGCGATGAACGTCTCGAGGTGGCGTCCGAGACGCATCGCCGGCGTTTCCTTCGGTGGGAAGTCCGGTGCGACGCCGAGCTTGTCGTACTGGAGACGGAGCGCGCAGCCGAAAGGCTTGGCGCTGAACATGGCACTGACGTCGGTGCCACCGATGCCAGCGCGTCTGGTGGCAAGGAAGTCTTCGCGAGCAGCGTCGCTCATCGCCGCTTTGTGATCCGTTCGAGTTGCTTCTGCACGTGCGCCACGCGCTCCGTATGCCGGGCGAATCGCTGCACGCCTTTCAGGTACTGCAACAGGTTGACGATCTTGCCGGTGGTGTGTTCGATGTGCTTGCTCTCGTTCATACAAGTCCTTTCTCGATGGCTAGAAATGTCGGGATGATCAGCGTTCCTTCGGTGTGTGGCTTGTAGACTTCCGAGTCGTCGTCCACGAGCCCTAACGGCACGAGGAATTGCTGCATCTCGCCGCTCGCGAGTGTCGTGCGACAGACGAGCGCGCCGCCGAGGGTAACGCGCACGCACTTGACGTCCGGGATCTCGACTGGATCCCAGTCCCTCTCGTCGTAGCTCAAGGAGCCTCCGCGAGGATGCGACAGAGTCCTTCGATCTGATTTTCACTGAGTGGGACTTGGTCGCCGATCCATCGAGGTGCTCGGATCTTTAGTCGCGAGAGATATGCGAAATGCCGAACGCCTAGTTGTTTTCCTAGGCAGCGGAGTGCGATGTAGATGGTGGCGCGCTCGCGATCCGTGAGCGCGATGGCCGTGCCGGGCATCAGAGTTCTCCCGGAACGTGCCGTGCGCGAACCCGCGGCGTTCGTTCATCGGGATCTGCACGCAGATGTTGGTGCGACAACTCGAGGTTGAACGCGCTCGGGGACGCTGGTTGCAACTCGTGCAGGCAATACTGCGCGCCCGCAGAAAAGCCGAACGCAAAAGCTGCGACTAGCCATAGCGGGAGGAGTATCAAGAGCCAGCGAGGGATCGTCACCGCTTGCCTCCGTACCGGCAGCCCCAACACGCCACTGGATGCGCCGGCACCTGCCGCATGGCGCCGGCGACGGGATCGTAAACGGTGAACGGGAGTCCGAGCGCGTAGGGCGTCGAGCTCTCGTAGTCATGCCAGCCGCTTCCAGGCTGGATGGTGATGCAGCCTCCCATGAGGAGACTGAGTGCGACGCCAATCACGCCGACGGCGAAAATGCTCAGCAGAAACTGAACCAGATCACGGTGCTGCATTGGTGCCCTCCTGTGTTGGTGGCCGCCGGAGTTCGCGGCTCGACACGTATGCGCCAGTGCGTACACGATGTCAAGGGCAATGCGAACTCCGGCGGGTAAGGAGCGCCAGCCTGTCCGAGGGGCGGGCCAGGCTGGCGCTCGGGTGAACTACGCCGCTTGCTTGTACGCGGCTTGCGTGAGAACCCGCCCCGCTTCAGCTTCGAGCTCCAGCTGTTTCGATCCGTCCCCCTGTCGGCCCGCCACCCATGAGATGGCCTGCGAGAGGCGGTACTTCGTGTTCCCCGCTGGCATCATCTCGACGTCGGGACTGTTGAAGGCATCGACGACATCCTGCGCGAGCCCGACACCGAGCCGCTTCTTGAGCTCCGCCTGCGCCTCCTTCACGTTGATCTTGCACTCGTGGGCGATGCGGATGACTTGCTGCGCTTCCTCCAGGGCGCTCGAGGCGAGCCTGTTCTCGACTACATCCTGCACCAGTGAGAGCGAGAGCTCGCTCGACTTCTGCTTCGTGCGGTCCGACAGCTCGAAGTCGCCCTCGATGAGTGGCCCGCGGTGCACCTCGCGGAATGCCTGCTCGGCCTTCATGCCGTTCAGGCACACGAGCCGCAGGATGAAGAACGCGAGCGACAGGGCGCCATCGCCGAAGTCGCTCGTCTGGAACCGTAGTCCGAACGCGATCGCTTCGCCCGGGATCGGCTCGTACACTGTCGGGACGATTGCCGTGAGCGCAATCTGCGTGTCGAGCGCGTGTCCCGAGTACGGCTCCGCACCGATCTGCCCGCACGCAACCGTGAAGGCTTCGAGGAAGGGCCGTGCGTCGAGCGGCTTGTACTTGTCGCTTAGGACTCCTCGCACCTGCGAGTGGACCGAGCGCAGCAAGTACCGGTTAGTGCTCTGGTGATTCAGCTCCTCCAGGTTGTGCGCCAGGAGGCGGTTGCCGTCCGCACCGAGGCTCGACAGGTAGCGGACGTACGGTGTCGGAATGTGCACGCGCTCAGCGAATTGCCCGAGTGCGTGATCGTGAATCGTCTCCTCCTCGACGACTTGGGCCTCGACAGTCGGGATGCGGACGATGAGTGCGTTGCGGGTCTCGTCGTGGTTGAAGGCGAGGCTCTTCGCCTTGATCAGCCGGTCACTTGGGATCTGCGACTGGACCTGCTCGAGGACGCGAGTCGCGCTGGCGCGGCCGGCGTCGATCGCATGCGCGAGTTTGGCGCTCCAGTTCGTTCGACCGTTGCTCACAATCTGCGTGTGTTCCATGATGATGCTCCTTCTCGGTTGTGGGAGGGCGCGTCGACCCACTCGACGCGTCCTCCGGTTGCTCTTACCCGAACCGCCCGTCGGCGATCGTCAACGGATGGGCGTCTCGCTTGGGCGCATGCGCTGCCGGGATGGTGAGGGACGTGTAGTCACTCGGCTCATTCCCGTATCGAATCAAGAGACTGTCGAATCCGCTCGGATGCCGGTGCACGTAGATGTTGACTAGGCGTCCACCCGAGCGTCCCGTCTCGGTATGCCATCCGACGAACACGCACTCGTCGCAGTCGTGAACGTAGGGTGCCACTGTTGTGCTCATGGATTGCTCCTTTCACTTGCCGGGTAACGCGATGCGCCGCGACCCGGCTGCGAGTTGTGCCAGCTGTGCTCGTGCCACCGGATTCGCCGGCAGAGGATCCGGTGGGCGCATGGCGATGAGCCCTCGCCGTTTCGGTGCCTCGATTGCCATCGCTGTCGGCTTGCCGCCAAGTGCGTCCTCACCATGCGGACAGTCAGCAAGGTCCGCACGACAGCCATCGAAGCGCTCGGTGAGCCTGTGGTACTCGAAGATCAAGTCGCCGGTGATGTCGAGTGCGTGGTACGCCACCTCGAAGTCGTACCCGTACATGCAAAATCCGGCGAGACACATCGCCGCAAGCGGCTTGTACTGCTGATCGTCGAGGCAGACGGAGAGTTGCGTGCGGCCGTATGCGCGCCGCGCGCCCTTCACGCCCCTCGCTGTCCCGGTGTTCTCGAGCTCCTCGGGCACACCGGTGCCGGTCACGAGCCCGTGCGCGATCCGCCAGATCGTGCGGAGCTCCTCATCTTCGTTCACACGTTCAGGGAGTCCCATGAGGCACCCCCGGAGGCATCTCCGTGTCGTACACGACATCCTCCCGTGCATAGTGATCCGCCACGACGGCGTCCTGGAAAGCATCGAGTAGCTCAACCAGGCCTTGCGCTTCCGGTGTGTCGCCCTGATTGAGGAGCCACTGCTTCTGTTCGCGCAACAGCCGCCAGTCGATGCGTTGCACGATTTCGAGCATCATCTGTCTCACCTCCATCCGATGGCGGCGAGCGTGCCAACCGTTTTGAGTTGCTGCCAGCGCTGTCGTCGCGCTGCCAGCGTGATTGGATTCGTCAGCATCTTCTGTCGGTACGCGCGGCAGAGCGCGCTGCAGAAGCAGTTGCTGTGTGGCCCCGCCTTCGTGACCGTCGGGGTGCCGGACCGGGGCACGATGCCTACTCTCCGCATGAGCGCGACTCGATAGCGCGCCATGCTCTGCGCTGTCGTCCACTTGTAACTGAGCGCCGATTTCTGGTCGGCGGTGAAGCCCCAGTTGTGGGCCTCTTCGTTGTGGGTGCCCGTGTATTCGGAGGTGTAGCCACGGGAGAAACACGGGCACGTCTCTTCGCTATTGCCTCGACGTCGTTGCATCGCTAAACTCTCTCCTTCCTTTCTCGGGAGACACCCCCGTGTACGGAGATGGATAGGCCATCCCTCGCGCACGGGGGTGTCGTGCTTGTTACCCTACACGTGCCACTCTCGACTCTCGGCGCGATTGCCGTCACGGATCATCTGACGGATCTCGTCGAGATCGAGTCTGCGGAACTGCTCCAGATGCCGCGTACGCATCTTCGTCACCGCGGCGCAGAAGATGCGTCCGTTCCCTGCTCGCACGAAGTGTTCGCACGACGCGCAGGCAGTGGACTTCCGTAACGGGCAAGGCCACTCCTGCGCGTCGTACATCGTCTCGTGCTTGTAGAACTTCTCGCCATCGATCTCGACTTCGATCGCTGGCGATGCTGCTCCACCTCCGTTCGTGCTCGGGGTTGTTGGCGTGAGTTCGCGCATGAGGTCTGGTGCACGATCCCAAACTCCTTCTGGAAGGAGCGTCTTCACGAATTGACTGATCGTGCGGACGGCCAGGACACTCAACGTTAAGTAGACGAACAGGTTACCGGCCCAGAGCGTCTCGCGCCCGAGCAGCGCGAGTCCTCGCCGAAACGTGTCCCTGGTTGGCCGCCCGAGATGCAAGAGCTCGGGCGGCGTGAGCGGTTGCGGATTAGGCATCATCCGAGCCTCCGTTCGTGGACGGCCGAGCACCATCAGCTCGCGGCCGCGGCCGTTTTCCATCTTTCTTCTCCTTTCGTTCAACGAACTCCTCGACGTGAGTGATCATGTCGTTCAGCGAGCCGGACCCGCTGAAGATCTCGGAGCTCAGGAGCCCGGCTCCGAGGAGCGAGCCGGTCCACCGCCGGATGAGGAACATCGCCGTGAGCCCTGCGGCTGCATACGCAGCAATCAGAAGCTCCCGCTTCAGCCACTCCACCCACTCCGCGAACTCGTCCTTCGGTGCCTTCGGGTTCTTCGGTGCCAATCGCACCTCCTTTCTTCGTTCCTCAAACGTGAACGAAATCTTCGCGAACAGGCCTCCTCAACGTCGCGCCCGCCGTGATTTAGCTACGCTTTTCGGTCGCGACGACGTACACGCCGAGGCTCAGCAACCCGAGTCCGATCGTCACGATCGCCTCCTTCGCGCTCGGCATCCGGAGCTTGCTGACGGTGCGCCGGAGGAAGCCGGGCTCGGTGCTGCCCTCGTTGATCGGCACGACCTTGCGCGGCATCTGTGGGATGTTCGTGGTGTCCATTTCGCCCTCCTGTAGGGATGTTAGGAGCTCCCCAGTGTACTCGGACGCCAGGTCGGGGAGCTGGAAGACCCGGTCGCCGATCTCGACGTCCTGCACGTGCTCCTCCTTCGGATAGAGCCCGTAGGCGTCGATGATCTCGAGGTGCTGCAGCTGCGTCTGCTCGCATGCTTCTGCGATGGTGAGGCAGTCGAGCGCGAACGCCGGCTGCGTCGTCATCGTCGCGCTCGCGACTTGGGCCATGACCGCGCCGAGTCGGCGTGCGGTGTAGTACTCGGCCAGGAGCCGGAGTGCAGGCTCCGCGTCCGCCTTGGTGCCGTTCAAGCTGCTCGATGTCTCGGTGTTCATGTGCTGACTCCTTTCGTTGGGTTCGTTTGGCAAAAAAATGCCCGGGGCACGCTGGGCGCACCTCGGGCTATCTCTTCACTACGGAGTATGGCGCCGAACTCGAACTTTTACGGGCCTACTTGTGTCCTCCGTGTTCCACGTGAAACATTCGTGCATCCACGCGCTACGGACATGGCCCGCGGTGGATCGCCGGCGCGCACAAGTGCTCCTCGCATTCCGTTAGCACGAGGAAAATTGCGCGCTGCGTGTCCACGGACTCGTAGCCCCACGTACCGTCGTGGCTCGTGCATGCGAGCGTCATGGCGATGCCGAGGTCGCGCGTGACGCGGTGAACGAGGGTCGCCATCCGCTGATTGGCCGCCTCCAGCTTCTCGAACGGCTCATCGTTCGCGGTGCAGCCGGATCCTGCAATGTTCGGATCCTCCCGTTCACCGAGGGTGACGTGAAAGTGCTTCACAGAGCCCCCTCATTGGCGAAGCTGTAGAAGCGGCCCTCGCCGAAAATGACATGATCGAGCAAGTTGATCCCGAAGAGCTCGCAGCACTGCTTCAGTCGGATCGTGATGGCGCTATCCTCTGCGCTTGGCGCCGGATCGCCGCTCGGATGAACGTGCATCGCGATCACCGCCGTGGCGTTGCCGAGGATGAGCGGCTTCAGAAATTCTCGCGGATGTACGAGAGAGGCCGTCACGGTCCCTTGCGACACCCGGTTGCCGAACAGGGTTCGATTCTTGCCATCGAGTCCAACAATCCACATCTCCTCACGATCGAGTCCGGCGAAGTACTCGCGGTAGGTTCGGTAAACTTCGGTCGCCGTTGTCATAGTCGCAGCCTCGGTTGGATCACCCCCTTCGCGCACGAGCATCAGACGCACCCGTGGGACGGTGTACGGCATTTTCGTCGTCATGTGGACCTCCAGAAACACAAAAGCCCGTCGCGCCACGAAGGCACGACGGGCCGGGTTGGACTTACCTCGACTACGTTTACTTTGCGCGCTTCTCTACCAACACCGACAGCTCCTTCGCGCAGAGGCGAATCTGCGTGGCGATCTCCCGATACGCCCAGGCGTTGTCAGCTTCATCGACCATCTTGTCGAGCTTGTCGGCGTCTCGGAAGTAACTGTCCGCTCGCTCGAGCCATTGCTTCTGTAGTGCCTTGAGGCTCATGGCTCCTCCGGGAGTGCGATCGCCTCGCACCAGTCGCAGACGAGCCATCGACTGATGATGACGCTACCATCGTCCATCCCGTAGCTCTGCTGCCCCAGGCGCAGCTTGCGCATTGGATGACACGGCGACTTCGGCGGCATCCCGAGGGCCTCCTCCGGTGTCACGGAGAGTAGCGCCCTCACGTGAAGCGCGCAGAGCTCACGTAACGCCGTCATCGCCCGCTCGACTGCCGCAGTTCTGGTGCGATACGTCTCCGCTGACTCCCAGACGACACGCTCGGCGGTGCTGTTCGCCTCCCGCCACGTGAGGGCTGCGTGATACGGCTCGTCGCTCGTGTGTGCCACGAGGCTCCGCTCCACCACCCATGAAGGTTCGAGATGGACCATCATACGGTCCTCCCTTCGTTTTCGCGTAGCCATGCGCGGTGCTGCGCCTCGGCAAGAATCAATCGCCCGCCTGCTTCATAGGCGGCTCGTTTAGTGAGGAAAAGCGGGAAGCCCCCAAGATCCTCGAGAAGCCGCCAATGGCGAGCGCCGCATTTCTGGACCACCCAGTCGATCCCGCGCGCCCAGCGATTACTCAACACTCGCCAGTCATGCTCGCTCAGTCTCCCGAGACTTGTCGTGAGTGGCTCGTCCTCCATCATGCGTCCTCCTTTCGTTCATGGGCACGCTGTCGTGCCCGGAGCCGCGCGAGCCGCTGTCCGCTCTTGCGGCGGATCGTGGAGACGCGCCGTTGCTCCTTTTCTTTCTCGCGGGCGATGGGCTTAATCGAGCAGCGCGTGCACGTCTTGAAGTTGTAGCGGCTGTCGATCCCACGCCCGCACTTAATGCAGGGATAATGCGTCGCGGCGCTCATGGCCGCATCGCGCGTGTGATGGCCTCGGCCGGATCCATCCAGACGAGCGTGTCGCAGACGGCGCAGCGGATCTCCTGATAGGAGTCGATCGATGCGTGTCTCGGTCCACCCGTGAAGATGCCGTAGTCGACATCGCCGCCGGCGTCGACCTCGAATGGCTGTCGATAGGTCTCCTCACAACTACAGTCCGCGCCGCTCTCTGCGGAGCATTTGTCGCATGGAAGATCGATCTCACCGCCCGGCACCATCATCGCGCGTGAGTTGGTGACGCCGGCCCATCCGTGGTGATCAAATCCGATGAACGAGCCGCGCTCACTGCACTGCGGACATTCGTAGGCCGACGTGACCTCGGGCGACACGGCGTTGCGCTTGATGGCCCCGAGGACCACGCGCGTAATCGTGTTCGTCGCCTCGGCGCCCTCGATCGGCTCGTCGAACAGCACGCGCCGTCCGAAGATGCGCACGAGCTCGTCGATCTGGAGATCCGCGTTCTGGTAGTTCACGATCGTACCTCCTTCTCGACATCGGCTTGTGCCGCGATCTCGCGGATGATGTCCGTGCCGATCTCGGCTGTGCTGATGTAGATGTCCGTGTGCTTCGGGATCGTCTTCCAGCGGACACCATTGAGGTCCACGAGCATCTGATCACACTCTGTCCGTTCGCGCTGCTCGGGCGTGAACTGCAACTCGGTTTCGAGGACTTCGGCGTCACACACTTGCCCCCACGTTGCGTCACCGTCTCCGAGTAGTGCCGCGTCAATCGCCTCATTTTTCAGGTAGCTTACGGAGTAGTCCCAGTAGCGCACGTCGATCGCTTGCGGATCGGCTTCCAGCACTACGCTGAAGAGCGCCTGGCGTTTCAGGATGAGCGCCGCCAACTCGAGCCCGATCTCGACGTAGGCGACGGCGATGTCCGCGTCGTAATTCTCGTTGCTGCTGTCCGTGCGGAGAAAGAATCGCTTCACGATTGCACCTCCTTGTCGTTGTAGATGAACAGCGGGACACGCATGTCCTCTGCGTCCCGCTCTTCTTCGTGGTCGCGGTAGCAGCAGAAGCACTGGTGGCTGATGCACCGCTCTTTCGTTTTCTCTCCTGAGCCCCAGCCGGGCGGCCAGCATCGTGTGCAAGCGCAGAGTGGATTGATCATGCGCATGCCGGGCAGCGCTTGTGCGCCTCGGGCCGCTCGACGTGGATCGGCGTCGGCCAGTCATCGCAGAGTCCCTGGCCGTTGATGGCCGCCTTCAGCCAGAGCAACGCCCGCTCCGGCGTCATCCAGCCGAAGGTGACGCTCTCGACTTGCCGCGACGCGTCGACGTTCAGATACAGAATGTCCGGACTGGAGAACGAGATGCCGCCGTCCGAGACGACGTCGTCGATGACGACTGCGTACTCCTGCGCCCCATCTGCGCTCGTGCTGTCGTTCAAGAGAAGGAGCGCACAGGGCTCATCGTTGTAGACGGCGAACGGCAGTCGAAAGCCGTTGCAGGTGCACCATGTGTGCTCCGTCAGCTTCGTGGCGAGCTCCTCGAGATCTGTGACGTCTACCACTTGGTGACGTCGATGTTTGTGGAACATTGCTCCTCTCCTTTCCTACAGCTTATTGCGCATCATCGCTGCGCCGAGCGCGCGGCGTCTTCGCAGGTCGGCCTGGTGCCGGGCAGGCGCGTTGCGCACGCGCATCGCTTGGCAGTATTCGTCCCATTCCGATTCCGACATGTCGCCGCCGTCTTGCATGACCGCCTCGTGCGCGCCGTTCGTAAGCGGTAGATGCAGAACCACGCGCCCGCTTGCGAGGGTGAGCGGATCGCGGAGCGTCCGGGCACTCACGACGCCGCCTGCGCGCGACGGCGCCGGATCGTGGTCGTTGGCATCGGCGCAACGCCCACGATTCCGCTCAGTCGTCCTGGGTACCTTGCTGCTGCCTCATCCGCGAACCGTGCGCTGCTCGTGCCGGCGATCAGGTGTCCGTCGTGAATCTTCGCAACGCACCCGTTCAGGACGGTGCGCCCGTTGTCGCTGAACACGCGGTAGGGTGAGTCCGGCGTTCGTCCGCAGATCGTGCAGCATCCTGGAGTATCGAACATGGTTGTCACTCTCCTTTCCGCGTCTGCTTTGTTTCGTTGACGCCTGGGTAGCTACGGCCTGTCGGCCTCACTCTCCGAGATCCACATACTGGACAGTAGCGCACGGCCGCCGCCGCCCAGCCTTCAGATTGGTGTTGGACGTAAAAGATGTCGCCCTCGCGTTGACACTGAACTTGGAACAGCTTCATGTCACTCTCCTTTCCTCGTCGTCCTGAAAGATGTACTCAATCGCGCTCCACGTGAAGTACCAACAGGGACGCCCACGATAGATCGAACGGGCATACGAGACGTGCCAATCGCGAGCCATAGTGAGGCCGCGCTTTGCGTGTGCTTCGTAGCCGAGCCTTAACTCAACCTGCAGCGCTGTCCGGCGACCAACCGCCCGCAAAAACGAGTGGCGGGTAATCCGACGTGCTGTGTCCACCATGCTCCCGATGTCTTCACCATTGGGCGCATGAACACAGTCGGTGACGAACCGAACCGCCACCTCACTCTCCTTTCCGCAGCAAGTTGACGAACGTCACCACGTTCGTCGCTGCGACGTAGAGCGCCGCGAAGGACACCAGGACTTCGGCGCCCACCCGCAGCCGCTGCTTGAATCGCCAGAACTCCGGCGACACGAGAAACTCCCCGAGATCGAATTGCTTGAGTGCGTTCATGCTGGCTCCTTCGTGTTTGCTTCGTTCTCAAACGCCGCTGCGAAATGCTCAGCGGCCACTAGATGGTCCGCCAATGTGTCCCATAGCCCCTGCGGAATGGCGGAGTTGATGAATTCCGTGCTGTCGTGGACCTCCCGCAGATCGGCGAGCGTTGCGGCGAAGGTGCGATAACTGATGCGGCAGGCGCTCACGCTGCCACCTTCACTTTCTTGTCCGAGAAGAGACTCTGGAAGATCGCCACCACCGCCACGATGCCCAGCCCGACGCCGGCGACTGTCAACTCAGCCTTCATGCGCTCGGCGCGCTCGCGCTCCTCGTTGGCCTGCTGCAATCGGACGATCCGCGGCAGCTCCGTCGCGCTCTTGATGCCGACTCGCTCGAGGAGCTTCTGCGCCTCGGCCAGGCGCTCGGAGAGCGGCCGCTGCTGCTCGCGTCCCGTCGTCGACGAGACGGTGCCGTCCCAACCGATGTTGATGCTCGAGCTCCCACCGTGACCGTTCAGTTTCCGGACGCTGCAGACCTTGGTGATCCAGATGTAGCCGCTGCACATGTCGGCCAGTCGCTTCGCCGTCTGCACGGCCCCCTCGGCGTCGTCCGCCTCGACGTGGAACAACCGCTGCTCCGCACCGAATCCGGAAGACGACTTTGCCACTTCGAGCTCCACTACGTAGGTGTTCGTGTCCATCGCGCTTCTCCTTCTGGCCTTTTGGGCCTCAGACGCAAAAATGGCCAGCATCCCGCGCCCAGCTCCGAATTGAGCTGGACGAGGATCTGGCCTCTTCTTCAACCCTCAGTATGGCCCCATCTGGCTGTTTTTTCGGCCTTTTCTTTGTGCGGCACGCAAATAACTGCGTTTTGAAACTTCCCTCTTGCCGTCTGCACCGGCTGGGCGTATCTGGGAGCTGGATCGCCAAGTAGGCAGGTACGGGCCGGGCAGGAGGGATGGCCTTTGACAGCTGTCCCTCCCTGCTCACCGGTGGGAACGGACGGAGGAGGGTGGGCATGCCGAAGTACGAACAGCTCCGCTCGAGGGCGAAGAAAGTCATCGCGGAGTACCACAGGGATTGTTGGATCGCTGGAGAGTTGCTCCAGGACGTCTTGGATAAGAAGAAATACGAGTCCTGGGACTTCGCCGATTTCGAGACTTACTGCGAAGAGGACCTCGGCATCTCGTGCTCGCGAGCGAGTCGTCTTGTCCGCGTCCTCACCGTGTTCGGGCCCTACCGTGAGAGTGACGACCTCGATGACGTCAGCTGGACGGCCCTCGCCGAAGCGCTCCCAATCGCGAACAAGGTGAGTGTCGAGGAGGCGATCAAGCTCGCCAAGTGCGGCCTCGCCGACATCCGCCGCTGGAAAGAGGCGCGGCGCAAGCGCCAGCAGCAGCGCAATCTCCCGCTCGAGGACCAGCAAGATTGGCATAGGGTGCGCATCGGCGCGCAGAAGTTCCGCGTGCCTCCCGACGTCTACCAGGACTTGCTCGAGGCGCTCGAGCTATCGCGCGCGGCGTGTGCGGAGTCAGCGATCTCGATTGCGACGGAGGAGAATCCCTGGGAGCTCATCCAGAGCCTCGCCATCGCGGCCATCAAGCAGTTCCGAGGGCCGGAGTGGATGACGTCCGAACGCATCGATTGCCCGCCGCAAGGCGCCCTCGAGGACCACTCGACGCTCGCCTGATCTTTTTTCTTGACTCTCGTCTCGTGTGAGGAGTAGTGTCCGCAGCACACTTTTTCTCATTGGATGAGGAGTTGGGCGATGGGGGATGTGGACGGCGCTCGAGGAACTCGCTGCCAGGCGTGTGTCGAATGCAGCAAGGCGCTCCCGCGGCAAGCAACGAGGCGCCGGCGGTACTGCGGGCCGCAGTGCGGCGCCAAGGACTACTACCGGCGTCACGCGACGGCGCTCCGGCAACGACGCGTGCGTGCGCCGCGTCCGACCGAATGCGAGGCGTGCGGCAAGCGTCTGCGCCAGAAGCCGCGCGGACGGCCGCGGCTCTACTGTAGCCGGCGGTGCCTGAACTGGTCGACGTGGCGGCGCTACTATGCGCGGCTGCAGCAGGCGCGGGCATGAGCGCACCAGCGGCAGCCGTGGATTCGGGACCCGATCCCGAGGGCATGCTCACGCACTTCGACCGCGCCAAGCAGGAGGTGCGAGAGGCAGCGACGATTGCGGCGGTGAAAGTCTTCGTCAACAAGGCCGCCGCGGTGCGTGCCTACGCGAAGCTGGCGAAGGATCGCCAGCTCCTCGACCGCGCGACTGAGCTGCGGCTTCACGCCGAACGGCGCATGGGCCAGCTACTCGAGGAGATGGAGCAACTGGGCGAGAAGGCGAAGAAGGGCGGAGATCCAAAGTCGCGACCATCGACCTTGGCGACTTTGAAGTCGCTCGGTATCTCGAAGGATGAAGCCGCGCGTGCCAAGCGCTTGGCTGAGCCGGCCACAAGGGATTTCGATCACGCTGTCGCTGAGGCGAAGAAGGCTGGCGAGCTGTCCGACAAGATCGTGGTGAAGCGAGCCACAAAGCTGGCCGCCAAACGGAAGCGAGAAGTGGGCGCCTGGCCGTTCCGTGGGACGTGGACCGCCGAAGAGATCACCGAGGCTACCACGTGGTTTCGAGCGATCCCCAAGGGCGCGGCCCTCAAGCAGCGACTTGCCGAGGCGGGTTGTGCAGCGAAGCAGGTCCTGGGCGCGATCCGATATTGCGCGGATGCCTCGGACGCGTACGTCACTGAGGCCGTGACCCGCGCGATCGGCAGTCGTGACCAGAAAGGCAATGCGGCGATGCTGTACGGTGATGGCCCGCCCGGGGACGGGCTCGCCATATTCATCGCGATACAGGCCGAGGCGCTGAAGGATTTCCCCGCTGACGAACGGACACGAATCCTAGGCAAAGCAAACGCGAAAGCAGCCGCCCTATGTGACGCATTACGGGCGCGGGAGGAGGCACGATGGCGGAAACTCTACGGCAAGAAGCGCCGACACTCAGGGAAGTAGTTGAGGAGTACCGTACCCGCCCGCAACTGCGCGCGTGTTCCGCGGGAACGCTGGCCGTGGCAATCCTCGAGGATGATGTAGTCCCCGAAGAGTGGGCGCGGACATCACTCTACCGGGCGCTGTCCCGCACTATCGGTGACATGCTCCGCGAAGACGAGGCTGATGGGACACCGAAACGGATCCACACCGGAGAACGAGATGCGCACGGGAGAATCCAAATCGAATTCGGCTTCGCGAAACAGGAGCACGGCGAAGAACACGGAATCGTTCTCTATACGGACGTCGAACGCGGCGACCGCGCCGCAAGGCGCTTTGTTGGCATCGCAAAGAAGATATGGCGCCACTTCCCTAGTAACGAGACGCTGCGCGAGCGAGCTCGTCAGCGCTTGAATGGAGATGGGCAACCAGAAGAGGATTAACTGACGTGACCTGGGCGAAGCTCGATGATGAATTCTACGACCACCCAAAGGTCCTGCAGGCTGGTCTTGCCGCTGTCGGATTGTTCGCGGTTGGACTCTCGTACAGCGCACGAAAGCTCACCGATGGATTTTTGGCTTTTGAAGTCGTTGCGCGACTTGGACCGGGCGTAGAAGTGGAGGCTCTTGCGACACGTTTAGTTGAAGTTGGCCTATGGGAAACCACTCCGGGCGGCTATCTCATCCATGACTATCTCGCGTTTAACCCTTCGGGAAAGCACGTGAAACGAGAGCGCAAAGTTGCGGCTGAACGGATGCAGAACCATCGCGGACGTTCGCGACCTGTTCGCGCGAACATCACCAGAACAGCCTCGGAACATTCTCAGAACACAACGCGAAGTTCTCCTTCTCCCGTACCCGTACCCGTACCCCAAGAAGATACAGATCAGAAGGGAGAAGAAAGAGAGCCAATCAGCGCTGCGCGCTTCTCCTCGGAGGCTAGTCGCCGCGGGATCGAGCGCCTCGTCGAGCTCTACCACGCGGTACTCCCGCAGTTGCCTCGTGTCGTCGCCCTTTCTGGTGCCCGGCGGCGCAAGATCGCGGCAAGGATTCACGATCATCCGCTCGCGTGGTGGCAGGGGGTATTCGTGCGAGCGGCCAAGGTACCATTTCTCGCCGGCGAGAACGATCGTGGCTGGCGCGCGGATCTCAACTGGTTCATCGCGAACGACGAGAATGCGTTGAAAGTCCTGGAGGGTAAGTATGATGGCTCACCACGACGCACATCCAACTCCGGACGCCCAGGCAAGCCGAGCGTGACGGACATGGCCCGGGAGATCGCCGAGGAGATGGGCCTGAAGGGGGTAGCACGATGACCGTAGAAGAATCCCTGGCGCTCGCGAGCATGCTCATCGAGTCCTACCCACGGGACGTGAGCAAGGGCACCCTCAAGGCCTATGCGCTCCATCTTGCCGATCTCGAGCTCTCGAGCGCGCAGCGGGCGGTGAAGTGCCTGATTCACACATCCAAGTGGCTGCCGACTATCGCAGAAATCCGGATCCAAGAGGCGAAGCTCCGCCTCCCGGCGATGCCGACAGTCGACGAAGCGTGGCAGCAGGCGCAAAAGCTCCTCTCACATTCGCACCAGAATGGCCCGCCGAACGCCTACGTGGCCCGTGCGTGCACGCTACTTGGCCGAGAGGACCAGGTGCGCTTCGCGCAGCTTGCGTGGCTGAGAATGCGATTCTACGAGCTCTACGAGCGTTTGACGCTCGAGGTGCGGGAGACGGCGGCACGAGGCGAGCTGCTCGCGTGGCTCGGACCGGAGATGGTGCCGCTCCCGGGTGGCGACGTGCCGTTGCGCCTCCCCGCAGCCGCGGCGCGGTGAGGGACATGCCGAGCGCGACGTCATCGCCACCGTGGTCAGATCGATGGGACGACTACGTCATCGGTGGGATTATCCCCGTGGGCCTCGCTCCCGTGGGACATCCCACTGTGTACGTGCGCACGGTGCCGTGATGCTGAAAAACTACGAGCCGCGATGTAGTGACGAGGGGATGTTGGCACGGCTGCTCGCGCTCGCGTGGAACCTCTGCGAGAACGCTCCGTATGTGGACGGGTGGGGACATGAGGACTGCCAGTTGTGTTTCAACGGCGATGACGGAGGTGATGACGGAGGTGACGATGGGGAGAGCCACGCAGACGACTGCGTCCTGATGCAGGCGCGGCGAATCGTAGCGGACCAACTATTTTCCGTCACGGTGCCGTGATGCCGAAGAGCCTTGCACAAGCCACGCTTGCTGCTTCCCGCTACCGCCGCGCTGTCGCGTGGGCTCGTGACGGACTGTCGACGCGGGAGATCGCGGAGGAGCTGAACGTGTGTTTCGACACGGCGAGTCGGTTGCTGACGCAGGCACGGCGGGCCGGGGAGCTCACGATCGGCGGGCACCGCGCGCGACGGAGATCCGGCGCATGAAGGCATTCTGCGAGACGCTGATTTTCGCAGCGCTGATGGTGATAGTCCTGCTGGTGGGGATGGCCCTGGTGGGCTGCGAATCGAGCGGATGGATTGTCACGACGGACGTGCTGATCGGACAGGACGCAGTCGGCGCCACGTGCGCGTTCACGCTTGGCGTAGACAAGCCCCTCGCAATCAGTATCGGCCGCGCTCAGCAGCTCGTACGCGAACGCGGCGGCGGTCACGTGTGCGTTCCGTCCGGAACGGCACTGGAGGTGCCGTGATGCTCCCACTCCTCCTCCTCTGGACATTGTGCGTCCGCGAGCCGATCTGCGGGAATCCGATCGAACGATGCACGCCGTTCTTCGAGACAGGTATGTGTAACGAGGACGATGATCTCACCGTCGATGTGCCCTCGGGGTGGGCGATGTATTTCCACACGGAGCAATCGTGAGAGCCTTCCTCGACACGCTGGTGCTCGCGACGCTCATTGTGGCCCTCCTGATTGGCGGTGGGCATACCCCCGAGAGGCCGTTGCGCGAGCCGCCGTGTGTGGAGGGCACAACGCACTGCAAGCCAACACCAATGCCACTAGCCTACATGTCTGCTGCTATAATGCGCGGCTTTTGCGCTGGGGCGACGGACTGCGCCACGGACTACGCAGACGATGCAGTGGGCTATACGGCGTGTGAGGAGCTGCGCACGCACTGCGAGCGGACACCGGGAATCGGAAGGGTGGAGATCGTGCCAGTTCCCCAGAGCACTCGCACGCCGCTCACTCTTCCACCCTGTCCGACGTCGGTTGATGGCCGCCTGTTGCACTACGACGACGATTTTCCGACTCCAGGATGCGCGCTACCTACATCCTGGCCGACGCCGGGAATCGGAGGAACGGAATGACGGAGCACGAGCGTCCCAACAAGGCGACCTACGCGTACGCACATACGGCGTATCTCGAGGAACTGGAGTTGCGGATCAAGGCGCAGTTCCGCGTGCTAGAGCTGGAGGAGGCGTTGCGGGCTTGGCTCGAAGCCGCCGAACGCGCCGACTTCTGGGAGATGCCTGACGCTTTCGCTTTGATTGCACAGGCTCGTGCCGCCCTCACGCGGGGAGGGATCGGTGCCGAACAATGCGATGGGATTAGATGACGTGGGTTGGATGCGAGCAAAGGTGAAGATGTGGTTGGCGAGGGTAATGGTGCTCGACCAGTTCTGTCACCGCTGTGGCGCTACGATCATCCTGCCGTGGTACGTTTCTGACGAACTCTGGGCATTTGTGCGCGGGACGGACGATGGCGCCTGGTGCATGGACTGTTTCGCGATTGCCGCAGCCGCGAAAGGGGATCTCATCCTGTGGGGATGTTACGAATGGGTGCGAGCTGCAAGCTGGAAGCGGAGCGGGACGGACTGGGTGAGCACAAGGAGCGGGCAGCCGACATCGACGCCGGGAATCGGAGGAACGGAATGACGGAGCACGTCAAGATGCGAAATGACGCACAGGAATGGCTCGATCCAAGGTTCCTGCGATCACGGGATTCGCGTCTCGATCTCGATCGTGCCGTGACAAGTCTTGCCACCTACGTGCTCCAGCTCATCGAGGAGCATCGTGCAGTCGTAAAACAGCTCTGGCTCGGCCACCATCGGACGACGATCCCGCTCTACGGCGACGACGGCGAGATGCAGTGCTCGGCGTGCATGATTGACTTCCGGCACTTCCCGATTGCCGATGCGATCAAGCGGATGTTCATGAAACGCCACGAGCTAGCCAACGAGCGCGACGCCCTCCGTGCGCAGGTAGAGACACTGACCTTGCGTCGTGACGAAACCGTAGCGATGTGTTCACAGCTCCGCAGCGAGGTGGACGGAGCCCAACTGTGTGCGCGGAATTGGGAACTCGCGTACGACAAGGAAGCCAAGACGCATCACCACTACGCGGAGCGCGTGCGGCTTTTGGAGGAGGCGTTGCGAGGCGTGGAAATCTTCCTCAGACCTGAGCGCTATTTGCAGGCCGATATGAGCATTCTCAATCTTCTACAGGACATCCGCGCCGCCCTCACCCCGGAGAAGGTCGATGCCGACTGACCGTCAGGCGCTCACCGCTGACCAGATGCAAACGGGGCTTGTGATCATAGCGCAAGCACGCGATCGAGCCGAGGCGCGCGTGCGGGTGCTGGAAGAGGCACTGCGAGATCTACTAATGCCGAGCGCCTGTTCCTGTCCTCTGTTCGGCGTCTGCGAGCGGTGCGCTCAGAGGATACGAAAGGCCCGCGCCGCTCTCACCCCGGAGAAGGAGCCGAGTGATGAGCAGTGAGCAACGCCCGATTCGCGGGAGAATCATTGAACCGTGCGCTGACTGCGGTACGCCCGATTATGCGGGGCATATTTGTCGAATGCCGCGATCGAAACCGCGCTGTGCCGTTTGTGAAGCGAAACAAACTCGGTACGATCCCGTGCGTCAGGAATGGCGTTGCGCTCATTGTAGGACTTGAGTGATGAGCAGGGAGGCAGTCAGGTACTTTTGGGGGCCTGTTGGCGAGCACAGTGGTTCTTCCATCGCTGGTGATCTTAACGACGCATTGTCTCGATTATTGGCACAAGGAGAGGAGCAGCATATGAACAGGAATCTCGTTTTCGTCGGAGCGCTACTCGGCGCGACCGTTGGAGCGCTCTTGGCGGGGTGCCTCCCTCGCCATCCATTTCCGCTGCCACCTGGAGGGAGAGGAGTTCACTGGACGTGGCCCTCACACGATGGTGATGCCATCGCCGTGCGTTGTGCGCAGACCTGTATTACGGCGCACGCCGATGCCGTGGCGGGATGCCGCACGCGGTGCGGGAAGCGGATGCGTGCGGCGGCGGCCTATCGTCCCGCGCCGAGCGCGCCTGCGGTGTGCTGCGAATACGACACGCATGGCTGTCGCTTCACCAGTGCCGTCGGCTGTCCCGAGGTGCGGGCGGATGCTGCCACATGGACGGTGCCGGTTACCGCGACGGTGTTTCCGCCGCTGCCGGTCGTCTTGGAGCCGCACGTCAACATCCTCGTGAAGGCAGGAGGCGTACCGCCAAGCGATCGGGCGCACGCCACGCTGATCGTCTACGGCCCGAGCGGCAGGCAATGGGTGTCGCCGCGCCGGTGTCTCCACCGGGACGGAACGGCCCTGATCGCCATTCCGCGACGTGTGCGCCGCGAGGCGGGGCTCTACAAGGCGTACATCACGGTCGAGGTCGACCAATCGGCCTACGGGATGCAGTCGGACTTCGCGGTCGAGCCGATGCCGGGAGTTCTCTAGACCGTGACGTCCAAGCCAAACCCGCATCTCCCATCGCGGCAGATGTCCGATCAGATGCGGAAACAGTTCGGCGTAACCGAGGAGTGCTCCGCGCGCGCTGGCATCTCGGTGAGCGTCTGCACCGTCGGGGAGCTGCGGGCCTTGCGGCTCTTGATGCGGTTGAGCTGCAGGCAGTTCGCGGCGCGCTTGGGCCTCAACACCTGCACCGTGCAGGGGTGGCTCCGCCGTCATGACGGGACGCAAAGCGTCTTCTTCCGCAGCGCCGCCGTGACGACGAAGTTGCAGTCGATGGTCCTGTATGGCCGTCAGATCGGGGCGCTCGAATACGATCCGGGTTACAATCGGCGTGGGAAGGATCGCTCGCATGCGGCGGCGTTGCCCAACATTCCCTATCGGTGCGCCGGCTGCGGCCAGGATGTCGCCTCGTGGCGCGTGCACAAGGAGGAGTACCAGGACGACGGCCGCATGCTGGAACGTCTCTGGCACTGGAAGGGCCACGGCGCGACGCGGGGGCGGTGTGGCGAGGTGCAAGCGGATCAGGGACGTGACGCGCTCCCGGTGCACGTGGAGGCACGGGAGAGGGAGGGGCACGGAGAGCGATGAGGGGCGGACACCAGGCGATCGTTGCAGGGCCCTGGGCGGTGCACGAGCAGCTCGACAAGGAGGACTATGCGGCGCTGGCGCCCGACGTGCTCCTGCCGGAGCAACGTCGATCGGCTCGCGGGCTCAGTCCGCATTTGCAGTGGGCGGAGGCGCTGTACATGGCTGCGGTCGATGGGGCGACGACGGCTTGCGATCTCGAGGACGCCGGCGAGGATGTTTGGTTTCTCTTCTACGATCCATTTGCGATGCGTGTGTGTGGCTTTCTCTGGTGCTGTAGCGTGCTCGATCTCGATCCGGACTGGGTACGGCGCCTCGTCCGTCATCGCCTTGAGGCGCTCGATGGCGTCTACCAGATCGAGCAACCCAGGACGGTACGCAGCCTGCCCTGTGAGATGCAGAGCTTGTTGCGGCGTGAGCAGGGGAGTCGCTGGAGCATCCTCACGCCGGCGAGGGCGACGCTCTTTGCGGACTGGGCGAGGATTCATCGCGAAAGTCCTCATTCGCGGATGACGTCTCTCCCGCGGGGCACGTTCCGCTTCGCGCAGGCGACGCGGCTCGGCCGCTATCCGCTGCGGCGCGTCTCGTCGGGCTTGTACTCCGTCCCGGGGTATGGAGACTAAGGGCAATGTGGAGGCGCAGTGGGGCGAGCAGCGTTGGGCAAGGATCGCTGGTCGCTCCTAACCGCGCATCTCGGCGGCAACGACTACTACGACGATGCACACAGGACGGTCTTACCGGCCGATCGGCTGAAGCTCGCGATCTTGCAGGATGCGTTACTCCTGCTGCGCTATCGGAAGCCGACACGTGCACGCGCCGACGCCGCGCGGTGGGTGCTGTCGGCCGAGGAGGATCACCAGTTCTCGTACGTCGCGATTTGCGAGCGTCTCGAGATCGATCCGGCGTCGCTCCGCCGGTCGCTCGTCGGGATCCTCGGGCCGCTCGAGGCGCTTCAGGCATGGCGCGTGCAGCCACGGTCACAGAAGGCGTCACGGAGGCGACGTGAGTGACGGTTGGCGGACGTCTCGGTTCGTGCGGGCCGTGAAGGAGCTCTCGGAGGCCTTCGACGAATGCAAGCAGCAGTGGGACGCCGAGGCGCTGGCGATCGTCATCCGCCCGGGTCTCGCCGGGCACATCGGCGGGATTGTGGGCCTCATGGAATGGGTAGAAAAAGAACACACGGAGGAGTCATGAGTACCGACGATACACAGCAGCCAGGAGGCGATCCACCCGCACCACCCGTGCTACCAAAAGCCCATCCAACACGGACGCGGCGTGCCAAAGGTGCTCGTACCTTGCGAAGCATTCCGGGAGGTTCCGTCCGGGCGGTCGGCGAGACGACGTCGAGGGGCGGAGGGGGCCCGCCTCCGCCGAGTGGGCCCGGCGAGCCGCCTGGTCGCTCTCGCGAGCCGAGAAGCCTTGTCATGGAACTCGACAAGATCGCGGTCAAGGTGATTCACGATCTCTGCTTCAAAAAAGTCGATGACGGGAAGGACAAACGCGGCTGGCGTCGGAGCAAGTACCATCCGATCGAGATGGATGCGTCGCGTGCGCATGCGGTCTTCACCGGCCTGAAGTTCCGTCTCGATACCTGGTCGAGTTTTCAGGTGTCGGATACCCTCACAGAACAGCGCGAGCAGCTCGAGGCGTTCGGGGCCGAGATTCGTCGCGTCAAGCAGCAACTCCAGGGCACGGATCGGTAAGTAGTGCGCCGTCCCGTCCGGGATATCCGGCACTTCGACTTCCGGGGCTTCACGAAGAATCTGCAGATCTACAAACGCGAACTCCGCGAAGTCGAGCCCGAGGCGGTCTCGCACGAGACGGGCGTGATCCACAGCGACGCCGAGCAGCAGGTTGTGATGGCGTTCCTGTTGGCGAGACAAGCGGACGAGAAGCAAGGCAACACGGCTGCGACGACAGCGTTCGCGCGGAATCGGCAGCACGCGCGGATGTTGCGGGAGATTCTCGCGCGGATCCCGATTCCCGATGGGCGGGTGGTGAATCAGTGACCGACGAGGAAGCCCACAGGGCGACGGCCGTGATGATGGCGCTCTCGGGCGCTACACGTTGGGGGGTGCGGGAAGCATACGAGGCGTTGATGTCTCGCGGGGTGCCCATGTCGGAGTCGGAGCTCCGCGAGGCACTCCACACGTTCGTCGACGCGACGATCGTGGCGCTACGGGATCTCACCGCACAGCCGACGCCGCTGCCGGCGGATTGCGTTATCCGGATGGTCCTGAGCCTCGGGACCGCGGGGACGCTTGGCTACAACGCGCTGGTTGCGGCGGCCCTGCTGTCGCGCGCGAATAAGGAGGCGTCGTGCTGGAACGATCGAGGTTTCCAGCGGCTCTTCGAGGTCAGCGTCAGCAAGATGGTCCAGGAGGTGAGCAGATCGGCCGCGGCAACGGACAGTGCTGCCGCAGCCGTACTGGCGGCGCGAGGAGATGCGACGACACACTGATTTGGGCAGCGGCGGGGGGGCTTGACACGTGTACGCGGAATAGCGTACGACGCATCCGTGAGTGTCATTGAGATACTCCACTCAACCCAAAGGGAGGGCAGTAGATGGCGAAACACAGGAAGGAAGAAGGGGCCGGAGAAGGGATCGAGGCATCCACATCGGTCACAGAGAAGGATCTTCTCAAGACGATGCAGAGCGTCGATCTTCTGACGCCGGTGAAGATCCCGAAGATGGATCTCGGGAATGTGGTGATCACCCTCGATGGCCGTGAGGGTGTCGACGTGATCACCAATCAGTTCTCCGCGAAGGCGATGCGGCAGATTCTCGATGCGCAGATGAAGGTACCTGGTGTCGGCAAGGAGGCTCGCAATCCCTACGAGGAGTACATGGCGTCGATGTACCTCATCAAGGCGCCGACCAAGAAGGACTTGAGCGATGGGATCTTCGGCTTCAGCTCGATCGGGGTGAAGCTGGCGATGGCGACCGCCGCGGGCGATCTCGATCGCTTCTTCCCGGCGAAGATCCTCCGGGCAGTACAGATCTACACGGTGCTCATTCCGTTTCTGGATCAGCACACCGGGAGGCCCGCAATCCCGCACATGCGCCAGGACTACGTCCGCCACAAGGGGACGACGAGCATCCGCTTCCGCTCCGCCTTCGTGGACTGGCGGCTCCAGGTGCCGATCACCTTCAATCGGCGTGTGATCTCGCTCGAGATGCTCGTCAACCTGGCGGAGATGGCGGGTTTTGGTGTGGGGATCGGGGAGTGGCGTCCGCCGCACAAGGGCATCTACGGCACGTGGCAGGTGAGCCGCGAGCAGGCGCGTGCCGCAGCGTAACAACACCGGGCTGTCGACATGGTCACCAATCAGTTCTCCGCGAAGGCGCTGCGGCACATAGCCGCGAGCAAGCGTATGCCGCAGCGGAGAAAACGCAAGACGGGGAACACGGTATCCGGGTCCCGAGATACACTCGGGCCCGGGTACTTCGATAGCGCCGATACGCGGCGCATCTCGCGACGACTGGCCCGAACGCTCGGGCCAGTCGTCTACGTCCTGATGCAGGAGCACGGTGGTAAGTGTGCTCCTGAAGATGTCGTTGGGGCGGCGGCGAAGGCTCGCCGGTCGTCGCCGTCGTTTTATAGCTATTTCGAGTGGCGTGATTCGATCGCAGCTGCGCAGTTTCGCATCGAGCAAGCGAAGATGCTGTTGCGATCCATCACGTTCGTTGCGGTCGTCGATGGGAAGCCGACAGAGGCGGTGCGGATGTTCTACAACGTACTACCGGATGACGGGCCC